AACGCCCCGGCACCAAGCTACTGCGGGTTACTGTCGCTTCCGGGGCGTTCGTGGCGGGTGCTGCTGCCAACGGCCTCAACCTCGGCGACGCCGCGGCCGGAATTACCTCGAAAGAATCAGGCGAAGTCTGGAGTGGCGTCGGGCTTGCCGCCGGCACAGCTGGCTGGTTCCGCTACTACTCGAACGCCTACGTCACCGGCGCGTCAGACACTGCTGTTCGCTTTGACGGTATCTGCGGGGTCGGTACCGGCGAGCTGCGGATGTCCAGCCTGACTGTCGCAGTCGGGGCAACTACGACCATCGACACGGGAACTTTGACGCAACCTGCTCAGGCAGCGTAAGGAGATAGACCATGGCCGCAAGCGCATTTGCAGTATTTCATACATTCAAGGCGAGGTTGGGGCAGAAGCTCATTGATCTCGACACTGACGATATTCGGTGTGCTCTGCTCGCTTCGACATGGACACCAAACCTTGCAACGCAGGCAAACTGGGCCGACATCAGTGCAAACGAGATCACCGGCGATGGCTACACAGCCGGTGGGCTTGCGGTCACTACGCTGTCATTTGTCAATGCAGCCGGGACGGTGACATGGGACTGTGATGACCCCGCATGGACCGCTGGGGCTTCCGGCATCGCCGCTCGGTATTGTGGCTTCTACGACAACACCGATGCTAACAAAACTCTGATTTGCTACAGCCTTCTTGATACCACCCCCGCGAATCACAGTGTAACCAGTGGGCAGACTTTTTTGATCACACTCCCCGCGACTGGAATATTCCAACTGGCGTAAAGGGTTAAACTGTGGCAATATCCTTTGTCGATAGTGCTTATGGGAGCGGCACAACCAATGCCGATCTAACTCTAACCCTGCCGACTTGCCTTGAGGGTGACGTCGTTGTTGTTGCCGTGGGCATGGGCAATCTCAATATAGCGAGCATAAGCACTGCCGACTATACCAGCGAGGCGGGGTTAATCGGCTCTGACGTTGAAAAGGTCACACTGCGGGTTGGCTGGAAGCGGATGGGGGCGACTCCAGATACCACCGTCACCATTGCCGGTAGTTATGGTAAGTCGGCGGTGGTGCATGTTTGGCGCGGGGTGGATGTTACGGCGATGGACGTAACGACTACGACCGCTACCGGCATAGACAGCGGTATTCCAAACGCACCAAGTATAACGCCTATAACCGAAGGGGCTGTGGTGATAGCCTGCGGAACGGGGTCAGTGGCTGACGCAGCAGTAACTGGACCGGCTGGCTATGCAAACCATGTCACCGCAGTTAGTTCATCAACTTATAGTAGCACGACTTCGATAGCAAGCAAGGCGTGGAGCGGGTCAGGTGCAGAAGATCCTCCCGCTTGGACAGATTGGACCACACAAACATGGTTTGCCTGGTGCGCTGCAACACTTGCCCTGCGCCCTGCCGAGGCTGCGGCTCCTCCTGAACCTAGCTCAGGGAGTCTGACCCTTACTGGTGGAGAACCAACCCCCGGAACAGCAGTCCCGGTCAGTCCATTAAGCGGAGAGATTGCTATTACGGGCGGTACGCCTACGCCTGTAGTTGACACTTCTGTCCGTCCAGCAACGGTGCAGATGAGGCTTTCCGGGCAGACCCCTGCTGTGCAAATGGTCCAGCGAGGTAGTCTTGCAGTCAATCTTCCGACCCTCGTCCCACTGTTCCAGGCTCTCGGCAACTACGCGACGTTGAACGTCAGCCTGCCGACCCTGGTCTTCGCTGGAGCCACCAGCTCACCATCCTGGCTGGACGTAGACCTGCCGACCCTGGTCCCGGCCTTCGCCGCCGGCACTGCACTGACCGTCGACCTGCCTTTCCCGGAGGTGCAGTTCTCAGCAGTCATGGGGGCGACCTGCGCTCTCGACGTCGACCTGCCGACCTTGGTCTTCTCCGCCGGGGCCGGGGCGAAGTTCGCTCTCGATCTGCCTGAGCTTACCCCGCTATTCACCTCGACAACCGGTTCGGTTGCGTCTCTCAATGTCACTCTCCCGGCGTTCGCCGCGTTGTTCACCGCGGATGTTGAGAACCTGGCACAACTGGTCGTGCATCTCCCCGACCTGCTGCCTGCATTTTCGTCTCACCAGCAGACTCTGGGACAACTGATCGTAGAGCTCCCCCCGCTTTCCGTTCTCTTCTCCGGGTCTGCCGGTGAGGCGGCTTCCCTGCACGTAACCCTGCCGGAGCTGCAGGTTCTGCTGACTTCCTATGAGGAGATCACCGGTCAGATGGTCGTCGTCCTGCCGGCCTTGAAGGCCCTTTTCTCTGCCGCGCAGTCGGGCAGGTTCGATACGACTACAGCCCTTCAGCTTGACGGCACAGTGCTTAGATACAGGAGGCCGGTATGAGCGACGCATTGACCTTGGTTCTCGAGTTGGCCGGCAAGTTTCCCAGCCAGTATATCAACATGCCGTTCGACTCGGCGGTGTTCTTCAACGGTGAGTTGGTCTGGTTCGGAACGGCCGGCATCTATGAGGAAACCGGCAGCCTTGACGGCGCCGCAGCGATCTCCGCCTGGGTCGACACCCCGCTGCACGACTTCGGCCGCGGCGGCCAGACCAGCATCGAGGCGTTCCGGATAGCCTTCGAGACTGCTGACGACCTCTCGCTTACCCTCTACGGTGATGAGAACGAGTCGACGGCACGGACATTCACCATCGTCCCGGTCAAGACCGGACAGGTCCAGCAGGAGGTTACCCAGACTTTGCAGAAGTACCTCTACGGCAAGGCCCGATACTGGAAGGTCCGGGTTGCCAATGTCGACGGTGGAGATTTCTCGCTTGATGAACTTGCCCTCGCCCCGGTATTCCTGAAACGTCGGAGCCAGTGATGGCTCGCACGACGGCAGTCGAGTTGAAGGGGGACCGGTACAAGGCCGAGCAACTCTCTCTCGCACATACCAATCGATTGCTCCGCACCTTCCGGGAAAACTCCGCGTTCCAATCCCTGCAGCAGAACAAGCACGAAGAGAACTTCTTCGACGAGACCGGCGCCTACATTGGCAAGATCTCGATGCAGACCGTCTTCGGTGTGGAAACGGTCATCGTCGACGTGCGTTCCGGCAAACCTCGGCCGCAGAAAGAAGAGTGGGTACTGCGTACTCGACAAGTCAACCAGATCGTGCCCTGCATCCGCAGCGTCGATAACCTGTGGTGGGTAGCCTGCCTGAGTGGGACGTTTGCGGGGCCGTACTATGCTTTCAAGAACATCTATGAGATCCCTGCAGCAGATATGGAAGACAACGTCGAGGTAGCACTCGATATGCAGCTTATTTCCATCGGGGGGGCACCATTTGGCGGAGGCGACCTGCCGAAGTTGTTCTTCGTAGCTCAGACCGGAGTCATGCCGTCGGCGGAAGAGATAGCGTGGACGGAGAATATCACCGACGCAGATGATCCGTACTTTATAGGCTTGCCTGTCGGAACGAAGAAAGGTTTTTACGTCCTTACCGACACTTGCTGCGAGGATGGATATACATACATCGGAGGTCCAGGGTTCAAGGCATGTTACTCGATGGCTCCACCTCCGTACTCCTTTACAAAGAAGCATCACCGAGAGTTTGAAGTGTTTGGTCATCCTGCGGCCCTGCCAAATTCAGAGGTTTCTGAGTCGGGGACTACTACCTCAGTCCGCGCCGGAGCTTGCTCAGATGTGTGGGGGGACTGCGAGACAGCTATAGAGTTCGCTGTGGCGCGCTACAACCAAACAGTAGATGAAGTCGATGAGGGAACCGACTATCCAGGCACCGTCAGCTCTGTAACGACTTTATCCAGCAGATACATCGGAGACTTCGGGTATGAAGGACAGTCATTCCGGCTGGAACGAGAGAATGTGAACAATGTCGCATCGTGCTACTCAGTCAGAGACACGACAGAGATATATACTCACAATGCCTCAGTATCCGGGGAATGCACGTATGATCTTGTCTCGTCGGAAGATATAGAGACCGTTGAGTATTTGTATAGCTACTGCTTTCGTGTCGATGCGGATATTTTCCTGTTACAAGGTCCGTCGCCAGATGAGTATCCATCGTACTTCCAGAACATCGGTAATCAGGTAAAATACTACAGCACAGACAGCATCGCCAAGGTGACCGGACTCATGGCTGCGTATCGCGTTGAGAGTTGGGATAACCCTGATGTCTGGGTCGAATATGATTACGTCGGCCCCAACTCCGATGGAGTTCTTGCTGCGCCTGTACGGTTTGAGGCAAGATACAACGGCACTTATTGGGAACACACTATCCCGGAGATCGTAGATGAGGCCGGGGACGCTGTCCTGTTTAAGGGCGAGATCTTTCTCGGCATGATCCAGTACACAGCTACAGAGAAAAAGCAGGTCTATTCATAAAGGAGCAACACTATGGGCGGGTTAGGATTTCCAAACGCATCAGTAGCTGAGGATCTTGTCACTGCCAGGTTCGGCCTGTCTACCGACCTTGTCAACCAGTACGACGCAGCATCGACCAGTGCCTTGGGGGCGCTTGGCACTGCCACGTTCACAGCCCCATCCGGTAGTGTCGATATCAGCGACCTCCCCCCTGAGCCTCCGATCGGTGAGCCTCCCAGCCCTGACGCGGTAGCGGCCTACGTCAGCAGGATGACCGCGGTGGCCTTCTCAGATATCGCTGCCCTGCGCAACCTGCTCGGGCTCACCGAGGCGACGATCGCAGAGATTACCTTGCCGGTGCTCACGGCCGTCGAGCCGACAGTGAACATCCCGGCCATGCCGAGCACAGCCATCCCGACGGTGCCTTCCGACGCGCCGGCGGTCGCCGATCCTGCCATCCCGCCCGTCCCGAGCCTTGACCTGCCGCCGGTGCCGGTGCTTGAGTCGATCGCCCTGCCGGCAGCTCCTGTGCTTGAGGGCCTGAGTTTTGACGGCGTGATGCCGACTGCCGACCTGACTGCTCCCGAGCCGATGTTTGTCTACAGCGAGGCAACCTACCAGTCCGACCTTGCCGACGCTTTGCGCACCAAGCTCTACAACGACATCACTCTCGGCAACGCAGTCTATACCGACGAGGTATGGACGGCGATCTGGGAGCGGGCGCTGACCCAGCTTGACATCGAGATCAACAGAGGCACTGCCAAGATCCTCAACACCTGGGAACAGTGGAACATGGAGATGCCGGACGGGGTGCTCTCCGCTGCCCTGCAGGAGGCTCTGTACGACGACCGGCGGACCCGGCTCGACCTTGCCCGGGACACCATGTACAAGCAGGCCGACATCACCCAGCAAGCGACTCAGTTCGCCATCACCAGCGGGCTGGTCTTCGAGAAGCAGATCATGGATTTCACTAATCAGGTGAACCAGCGAGCCTTCGAGATCGCCAAGACCCAGGTGCAGATGGTCATCGATATCTTCCAGCTGAAGGTCTCGGCCTACACCGCCCAGCTTGAGGGCTACAAGACCCTGGCCCAGGTCTTCGAGAGCCGGATCCGTGCCGAACTTGCCAAGGTGGAGATTTACCGCGCCCAGATGGAAGGGGCGAAGATCCTCGGTGACCTGCAGGTGCAGCAGGTGGAGATTTACTCGAAGCGGGTTCAGGCCTTGCAGGTGGTGATCGACCTCTACCGCGCTCAGATGGAAGGGGCGAAGCTGCAGGTGGAGATTGACAAGGCACGGATCGAGGCCTTCCGAGCCCGCATCGACGCCGCCGTCGCTCAGATCAACGGGGTCACCGCCGGCTTCAACCTCTACCAGGCCCAGATCGCCGGCGAGACTGCCAAGGTAGACCTGTTCGCCAAGCAGGTCGAGGCGTTTTCCGCGCAGATGCAGGGGGCCAAGGTCGCCTCCGAGATCAACATCGCCGAGATTCAGGCAGTGACCGAGGGCAACAAGGACCGGATCGCTGTGCTTACCGCTGCGATCGAGAAGTATAAGGCTGATACGGACTACCAGCTCGGACTCGAGGAGGCTGGCACCAAGGTCTACGCCGCTGACATCGGCGCCTATGAGGCGGAGGTCGGGCGGGAGAGTGAGTACATCAAGGCCCTGGTCAACCGCTACTCGGCAACCATCTCCGGGGTCATGGCCCAGGCCGAGATCGCGGTCAAAGAACTCGAAGCCAACTTGCGGGCGATGACGGCGATGAAGGAAGTGCAGGTCGAGGCTCTGAAAGCCGCCGCCCTGATCCAGGCCCAGAAGGTCGCTTCCGCCTTGTCGAGTGTCTCCGCTTCGGCACAACTCGGGTTCAATGAAAGCCTCTCGAACTCCTACAGTGAGAGCGACAGCGACAGTAATGTTACATCTGACAGCAATGAGACCGGTGAAAAAACACTGCACAATTACAATTATAATATGTAACACGGTGGACATTATCTCGCTGATGCGGTAGGTTAAGAAAGTATAAGGAGGTTACATCATGGCGATACGGACTGAGGAAGAAGAGAGGGCGAAAGTCCGAGGGATTAACTGGAACCGGATCCCTCCAGCGTGGACACCTTCAGCAGGGATGAGAACCCCTGGCTTAATGGCTGCCCATAATGCTGCACAGACTTCCGCAGCGGCCCTGCCTCCGGTAGAGAAACCGACAGGTATCCGCGCCCAGGCAGTGCAGCCCAGCACCATCCCCGCAGCAGCCGTTGCCGCTCAGCCCGGAGCACCGGCAGGGATGCGGTTCCGCTCTGCGCAGGACTCCTCCGATTATCAGAAATACATCGGCACCGGCATGTCGAGTGATCCGAGCCCGAGTGTCCACCGCGCCATGCTGCAGGACCCAGCGACCGGCAAGTATTCTTTCCAGGAAATTCAGAACGGCACCGACACCGCGCCGACTATGCAGAACCCCTTCGTCAGTGCCAAGGCATTCCGGCAGATCACCGGCTATGACAAGAACGAAAACCCGATCTACAGCGACGGCACAGCAGAGATGAACGCCGCCAACGCCGGCATTGCTGACTACAACAAATCCCTGATGGATGGCTACACCCAGCGCAACGCACAGTGGGCTGACATCGTCGGGGGAGTTCCGAAAGCACAGGCGGACGCCGCCAAGACCCGCGCCGAGACTGCTGAGATTCCACTTGAAGGGTCATCTGCCCGGGGACTGCGGTCTGCGACCATGGCCGCGCAGGAAGCTACCCGCCGCAAACCGATCGTGCTTGACCAGGAGATCCCGGTCGGTCCGCCGAACCAGCTTGGAGAACAGCAGACCATCAAGAAGCAGGTCCTGGTTGACCCTGACACCATGGAGATCCTGGAGCCTAAGAGTGGCGGCACGACAGCCAAGTCGCTTTACACCCAGCTGGCAGCAGACAAGAAGTCCGTAGTCGACAAGCATTTCGCCGGCCGCGCAGATGTTACCGCTTCAGAAGTCGCAGAGTTTATCAAGAACTTAAAATAACCCGGAGGGCTTAATGCCTACCCTTGACGATATCCTCGCCGACGACGAGCCGCAGCAGGGTACCTTAGACGACATACTCGGGAACTCTCCTGCCAATATCCCTGCACCGGTAGGCATCAAGCCCCGCGGTATCCTCGGCGCAGCCAAAGACACCGCCATCGATCTCGCCAAGGGAGCAGTCGGCCTCGGTCAGTCGGCGGTCGGCGTGGCGGATATCGTCACTGGCAATATGGTCGGACAAGGGATGCGCAGTATCGGCTACGACCCGGAGGCGACCAACAAGTTCCTGAGTCAGGGCTACAGCGACGCCCGCAAGCAGGCCAACCTCAACGTCGAGCAGGCTGAGGGGTTCGTCGACACCGCCAAAGCCTACCTGCAGAACCCGTCCGCCGCCTTCGGCGCGATCGCGGAGTCCGCCCCGTCGAGCATTGGCATGGTGGGTGCGGTGCGCGGCGTTGCCGGCAAGATGCTCACCTCCGCTCTGGCTAAGAACGGCCTCACCGCAGGCACTCCGGAAGCCGCTGCGTTTGCCTCGCAGTTTTTCCGTGATCCGAAGACCATCGCTACCCTGACCGGCATTGGCGGCGGGGCGGAGGGCCTGCTTACCTCCGGCAGTATTCAGGAGCAGGGAGTGGCTGAGGGTAAAGACTGGCAGGATACCGTGCTGCCCGCTCTCGGGGCTGGTGCCTTGACCGGTCTGATCGGTGTTGGCTCGTCCAAGATTCCCGGGTTCCGGGACGCTGAGGTGGCCCTGGCCACGGCCGGGATGCGCGGCGCGACCGGCAAGGGGCTGCTCGCCTCCGGCAAAGAGATCGCCAAGAGCATGTTCAAAGAAGGCGTCCTCGAAGAGATGCCGCAGTCCGCGCAGGAGCAGGTCTTCACTAACCTGGCCATGGACAAGCCGTGGGACGAGGGGGTTGCCAAGTCAGCGGCTACCGGTCTCGTCGTCGGTGCCGGTCAGGGCGGGGGTATGTCGACAATCTCGGAAGGGATCGGCGCACTAAAGACCGACCCCGCTGTAGAGAAAGTCCAGGCAGACACTCTCGACAAGGTCCTGCCCGAAGGCGCGACCCTCGACAAGCTGGAGGGCGGCGAGGCGACGGTGACCATCCAGACCGCAGCGGGCACAACCACAGTCACCGCGGCGCCGGAGGATATCGCCAAGCAGATGCTGGCCGGCAAGCCGTTGTCCGAGATGGCGAAGCAAGGGGTAGAGGCGAGGGCCTCCCGCCTCGCCGACCTCGAGGCCAAGGCACTGGGTGGGGAGCAGTTCACCCCCGACGAGCGCAAGGAATACCAGAAGCTGCTGGCCAAGTCCGGAACCAAGAAGTTCGAGCAGTTGATGGGCGACCCGGCCCGGCCGGAGGTGGTGCGCTTCAGGGTAGCTGACAAGGTTTACGAGTACGCTCCGCCGGCCGGCATGAACCGAGCCCAGATCGATGCCGAGATGGCGACGCGGGCCAAGAGCCCAGGCTCGCAGTTCAACTGGTTGAAGAAAAACACTGTCGAGGTGACGGATGCCGAAGTTAAGCCGCAAGCAACGCCTGCAAATGAACCTGTTCAGGCTGTACACCCTGGACCCGAGCAAGTGGTGGACGGAGTTTCTGAATCATTAAAATCTACAGAGGGGGAAACAAATGAGAACACAAGATCAAGTAACAATATTGCAGGAAAAGTTAAACCTGGAGCAACTGCAGCTAGGTCAGCAGGTGGAGCAGCTGATGGAGACATCTCGCCGGAAGCAGTTTCTGCTCTTGCAGGAAATGCAGATGGTAATGTCTCAGGTACTGCAGGAGCAGGAAGTGTCAATGACACGCTCAACAACCTGACCTTCCAACACGACACCCTTGTAGATCAGTGGGAAGCTCTGCCGGCGGGACCTGAGAAGACCGCGGTGCAGGAGGAGATCTTCAAAATACGGGAGGAGATGAACAATGCTGCAATTCCTGAGACAGTTGTTCCGGCACAAGGACGAAGTGATCAGAATCCGCCGACGGTTCCAGAGGTATTACCAGAAGAGCCGCCCGTTGATGGGATGGCTGTCGCGCCTGCAGAAGTAGCTACCAAGATCGACAAGGACCTCAAGTACGACGGCGACAACCTCAGCCTGCCCCAGTTCACCTACCAAGCCGGTCCACTCAAAGGCGTGACTTTCTCCGCCAAGGATGCCTCCGAGGAGAGCGTCCGGGCTGCGGCTGAGAAGATGAGGGCGCAGTGGGAGGGGAAGAAGAATAATGCGGTTGTTGCTCCTGAAAAGGCTGTTGAAGGGGTTACTCCTGCCAAAGTTGAGAAGCCGACTGAGATAGTAAGAACTTCCGTGTCTAAAGACCATCCTTTTGAAACAAGCAAAGCTGTAACTGTAGAAGGTTTTCATGGTACACCAGACGAATTTACGGATTTCGATTCTGGTAAGTCAGCAAAAGCAAATCAGGGAGGCATATTTTTTACTACAGACCATAAACTGGCAAAGGCTTACACATTAGGAAAGAGGGATGTTATACAGGCAACTGTAGAATTTAAAGACCCGCTGGTGTGGGATTTTAACGGTCCTGATGATTTAGACATGAACAAAGTAATATCTGCGGCCAAAGATAAAGGACACGATGGAGTTATATTCAAAAACTTCTTTGAGCCGGTAGATATAGACACAGGTAATGAGTTCTCAACATTATATGTAACATTCAAGCCTGAGCGTATTAAAACAAGCCTTTCTGGGGCGGCAGCCCAAAAAGCTGCGCCTGCACCCAGACCCAGGCCTGAGAAGAAAACTGCCAAGGCTGCACCCAAACCCAAGGCAGCAAAACCCAAGACCGAAAACCCCCTCCCCTCCGCCTACGCCGTGCAGGCGAAAGTCATTGCCGAGGATATCGCCGCCGGCGACACAGCGTTCAAACGCGTCCCCTCTGAGGCTGCCATCCGCGCCTACCGGGTGCAGAACCCGCGGGCCAAGGCCGATGCTGCCATGGCCGAGATGGCCGAGATGGCTGAGATGGACGAGGATGAGTACCAGGGGCTGACGGCGGTGATTGAGGATGAGATGGTGGCCTGGCATGGCACACCTCACACAGTCGACAAGTTCTCCTCCAGTAAGATCGGCACCGGCGAGGGGGCGCAGGCTTACGGGTATGGATTGTACTTTGCTGGGGCTAAGGAGGTTGCTCAATGGTACCGTGATAAACTATCTGCCCGCCCAGAGTCCATTGACGCCACTCTGTTTGAGGAAAAAGAGCCTGAACTCACCGAGGAAGTGTGGGCCAAGATGGTGTCGGAAGGAGGTTGGGGGGACGATAAAACTTACGCTTTGCGGGGTTTGCTAGCCAAGACTCTTGCTGGACATGACGGCTTTTATATAGAGGCGGTCGGGCGAGAATTGTACAACAGAGTACGTGCGGCGGCGCAAAAAGTATACAGCAACGGCAAACTCTACCAAGTAGAACTAGCCCCCGCCGAGGATGAATTTTTGCTTTGGGACCGTCCGCTGAGCGAGCAGTCGGAGAAGGTGCGGGCTGCGCTTAAAAATATTCCGCAGTCAATCCGAGACGCAATTGACGGAATGGGTGGAGACGGCTCGGCACTATACCGGCACATCTCGAAGAACATTGGCAACAAGGACATCATGCGCCACATGATGAAACTTGTCGATGAAGGGAAGATAAGTGCGTTCGGCAAAGGAGATCAGAAAGCCTCAGAATATCTCCACTCTCTCGGAGTAAGAGGAATCAAATACCTCGACGGCACCAGCCGCAACAAGCCATTGAAAGATATCAAGGCAGAGTTCCTGAAAGAACTGCCGGAAGACGCGGAGTTTTCAGATGTCGAAGAGATGATCGGCACTGGCACATTCTCACCAAAGAACGAGGCAATCCTGAAGGCTCTCATCGCCGACGACTGGCTAGGGTTTGACTACCCTGCACAGGCTATCAGCGCCGCACTTGGCAGCAAGCTGTCCGGCTACGACCCGTCTCCTGCCTTGGTGCAGGCCATCGCTGACGCGCAGGACGGAGGCACTTATAACTACGTCGTCTTCAACGACGAGGATATCACCATCCTCTCCGCCGAGAAACAGGACCGTGACCGCCTCGGCGACCCGACCAAAGCAGAAGCTGAGAAAGTCCAGAAGGGTATCGATGGCAAGACCCTCATCCAGGCCGCTGAGTGGTTGATCAGCAACACGCCGAACAACGGACATAAGCTGATCGCCGCCAAGGTCCGGGTGGCACTGCTCAGGCTCAAGGGCGCGGGTGTTGAGTTCAACCTGAACGTCACCCATGTCGGTGACGAGATCCCGGCATCCTCGGCCAACTCCAGAGGCGTGTCGACCACCGACTTCTCGGACGTCATCAAGACCACGGTCAGGCTGAACGGCGCCGATGTTACCGGCAAGGTGGGGATGTCCTATGAGACTGTCCTCCATGAGCTGATCCATGCCGCTACTCAGGCTGCCATTCATGTCGGCAACCGCAAGGTCAGCAAGGGCACGACGCTCGCCAAGACCACCGCTGACCTCATCACAGCCACCAACCTGATCATCAACCACTTCAACACCCGGGCTAAGAGCGGTGAGCAGCTGACTGAGTTCGAGCAGAGGATTCTGCAGCGCAACGTCAATGCTCTCAACAACCCATCCGAGGTGCTGGCCTGGACCCTGTCCAATAAGGAGATGCAGGACTACCTCGAGACCGTTAAACTGAACAAGACCGAGACCCTGTGGTCGCGCTTCGTACAGTCCGTCCGGACATTCTTCGGCCTCACCGCCGCCTCCGACACCGCTCTTTCCGAAGTCCTGCGGCTGGGCGAGGACCTGCTCAACGCCGACGCGAACGTGGTCACCTCTTCACTGGATAAGCTGATGGGGCGGACTCCTGTGAATGAGTTCGCTCAGGATGCCCAGACCGACATCCGCAAGGCTACGCGGGTCATCCAGAACATGCCGGCATTCAAGAAGTGGTTCGGCGACAGCAAGGTGGTGGACTCGTCCGGCAAGCCGCTGGTGGTTTATCATGGGGGGCCGGCAGAACTGACAGGTGACGCATTTCGCACTGGGCCAAGCGGCGGGATATTCTTTGTCAATAACAAAAGGGCTGCCGGGATACACAAGATGGGAGTCAAGGACGGGGCTGTACATGAGGTGTATCTGAACCTTCAGAATCCGTATGAAGTTGATTACCGGGGCACCGATATTACCAGAAACAACGCCGAGGAATCAATCAGAGAAGCGCAGGCGAATGGGCACGACAGCGTTATCATTAGGAACTTCATTGATATCCCGGAGAACCGCCTTGATGTAGCGAAGCGGTTTGGAGTGCAGCATAAATACAAGGGGGATATTTACATCGCCTTCTCCCCCACCCAAATCAAGTCCATCTTCAACCAGACCTGGGACCCTGCCAACCCTGCCATCGACATGCAGGTCCAGACCCCTCTCGGCATCATCGCCGACGAACAGATCAGTGAGGCCCTCAAGTCCGGGCAGAAAAAGCTCGGCACGGCCGTACAAGCACTCAAGAATCCGAAGTCCAAGCTCCATGATCTCTATGTCCAGTACGCCCCGCAGTGGCTGGCGGTGACCCCGCTGCACACCCTGGTGCAGACCTTCGGCAAGACCATCCCGCAGATCAGGAACTTCTCCGAGCGGCTTAATGCGATCGTCGCTGCCAAGGAAGAGATCGTCAGTTCTTCGAAGGTCATCTACGACAAGGCCATGGAGATGGCCCAGAAGACCGTCGGGCTGGATGTCTTCAACACCGCCGCGGCAACCGCATCGTTCAACCGCATGACCCCATGGAAGGACCTCTACAGCCAGGACTGGACAGCCGTCGGCAAGACCAGGTCCGAAAAGCTGAAGAACGCCCAGAAGAAATGGGTGGCTGCCAAGATGCAGAAGGCCACTGGCCTGACCTACATCGAGGCTTACAGCGAGGCGAAGAAGGCCTACGACGCCCTCAAGACCGACGACATGAAGCAGGCCTACCAGGATACCGTCGAGCACATCGCCGGCATCAGGACCCGGGAGAAGAACAACCTGCTGCGCTATATAGAGAAGGTGACCGAGCCGAACTCTGACGAGCGTAAAGAAATGATGCTCAAGTTTGACGCTACCTTTACCGACCTGCACGGCGCCTACTGGCCGTTGGCCCGGGTCGGCGATTTCGTCCTCAAGTATGTCGACAAGGACGGCTTCAAGTGGGCCGAGCATTTCACCACCATCGCTGAGCGCAACGAGGCCAAGGCTGAGCGTGTCGCTGCCGGCGTCGACCCGGACGGGATCAAGGAGTCGTACAAGGACAAGCAGCCGGCCGGCGCCGTCGCCATCCCTGCAATGATGCTTGAGCAGTTGAGCAAGACGGTGCGGGCGAAGTACATGAAGGACATTAACCCCAACGACTCCGAGGCCGTCGAGGCGGCGATGGAGGCGGCCCAGAACACCATTAACGACATGACCCAGATCTGGCTGCGCTGGCAGCCGGAGACCTCCGCCTTGAAGAACTCGGTACGCCGGAAAAACGTCAAGGGCTACAGTCTCGACATGCTGCGCAGTTACCTCGACTACATGCAGCGCCATGCCTCGAACATCGCCTGGACCGAGCAGGGCAAGAAGATCGAAGGCGACCTCAAGAGCATGGGCGACGACATCAAGGCCAAGCTCGACGGCGACGTTGCCGCCAACACCGACATGGAGAACCACCTGCTCAACGACCTGCGGGCCCGGGTCCAGGCCTTGCGTTCGGTGAAGGTCGGTGTGGCTGCCTCTTTCCTGGGTAAGGTCGGCACCGGCTGGTATATGACCTCGCCGTCGATCGCCCTGGTGCAGATGACCCAGCTCGGCGCCCTGACCCTGCCCAAGCTGGCGGTCAAGTACGGGCCGGTCAAGGCTGCCAAGGCCTTGGCGCTGTGGACCAAGGAGGCGTTCAAAAAAGACTACCGGCGGGCAGCGATGTTCGACGACCCGGTCGTCGCAGTGCTCTTTGACGAACTCCATGCCGTGGTCACCATCGATAACCGCAACACGCCGGCTGCCAAGGGCAAGGAGCTGGGAGAGCCGCTGTTCTCTGAAGAATATGTAGCCAAGCGGATAGCCGATTCTGAGAAGGTTACCCCCTACCAGCGTCGATTGCTGGTCCTGCGGGAGGCCATGGCCCGCAACCTCCTCGATATCTCGGCAGCGCATGAGGCGTTCGACGTAACCAATGGCAAAGACCCAAACAGCTTAATGGCGAAAGGGTTCGCCATAGCGATGAAACCGATGAGCCTGTCCGAGCTTACCTCCCGCAAGGCGGCGGTGCTGAGCACCTACGACCTAGCTTCCCAGGATGGCAAGGATTTCTTCCTGGCGATGAACGACATCGCCGAGGTGGTCAACGACACCCTCTACTCCTACTCTAAGGAGAACAAGGGAGCTGCTCTGCAGGGCGGCTTGACCCGGGTGGTCCTGCAGTTCCAGCATTACCGGATCATGACTGGCATTAGATTAGCGATGCTGCTCAACAACGCGATCAGGGGCGAGAGCAAGGAGATCAAGGCAGCGGCCACCAAGGAGTTCGTCGGCATCATGGGCATGACCGGCGCACTGGCCGGGTCTCTTGGGATGCCGTTCGCCGGTACGGTCTTTGCCATCCTTGGGGCAATCCTGGGAGATGACGACGAGCCGGAGGATTACCGGCTGATGTACACCAACTGGCTGCAGGATACTTTCCCGAAGACCGTAGCCGACCTGCTAACTCATGGTCTGCCGTCACTGGCCGGGGCGGATATCTCCAAACGGGTGGGGCTGCAGGATGTCTACGGGATGCAGAACGAGCCGCCGCCAAGGCTGCATGGCAAGGAGCTTGCCGCATGGTGGGCTGCCAACCAGCTTGGCCCGACGTTCTCAGTAGGGGCGGGGCTGGCGCAGGGGTATGATGAGTTCTTCAACAAGGGCAACTATATGAAGGGCCTTGAGGCTGCCGCCCCCAAACCGATCAAGGATGTCTTCAAGGCGATCAGGGTAGCCACCGACGGAGTGAAGACCGGCGCCGGCAAGAAGTTGATCCCAGACGACCAGATCGGTCCCGACGAAGTGCTGATGATTGCGCTGGGCTTCAACCCGGAGGAGATCTCCAAGGCGCAAGGGGCGGAGCGCAGTCTACAGGGTATCAAAATTCGGATATCAGAGCGTCGTGGGAAACTTATCAGGCGGGCGGCGGAGGCGATCATCGAGGGGGACGGCGCCAGTGATGCTCTTGAAGATATCAGGAAGTTCAACCTGCGGATGCCGCGCTTTGCCATCGGCGGGCGGGATATAAAACCGGCCGTGCGCAAGATCCTCCGGGGAGAGTCCGGCACGACCGGTCGACGTGAGAGGGATGTGGCTACTCAGTACGAGGTGCCCGTCTACCAAGAGTGATTAGCTGCATTATCGGAAGGGTATCCAAGAAGTTTACAGTGTCTCCATCCAGAGATGCTACTCCGGAAGACACCCATCCTGCTACTACTTCATCTTGGTCGAGGTCGTAGGCCTTGCAAAACCGCGTAACGTCAGCGATGCTGGTGTTTGCGCCTACGATCTGGCCATTGTCATCTATTGATATTGCTGTCATGGTGTTTCCTTTCATACTAATATTTTCAGGTTGTACCCGTTGGTAAGGTGGTATCCAGTACCAATTGGGCAGTGGGCAACTCTGTGGCCTTCCGCAAAACTATGGTAGTGGTACTTTCCACATATTACGCAGAGGAACCGGGCTTGGCCATTATACTCCACAGCAGTTACTGTTGGGCAGTCGTTTGCTTCTTCAGCCTCAGCTAGAATGGCTTCTTCAGATTTAACATAATCAAGTAACCATTCGTACACATGCTGAGTTTTCTTACTAGGCTTGTTATGTGCCTTATAGTGCGTGTACGCTCTGGTAATGCTTTCGTGTGTCAGAAAGTGAGGCATGGCTACTCCTTCAACAATGGCGCAAGCGCACCAACCACCGCCTTGAACAGGTGGTCCTTCGCCTGCTGCTCGGCCGGCAGTTTCTTGTAAGTCACCATGCAGGGGTGGGTTTTCTTCTCGGCGTCCTTGACCTCGCCGTACACCCATCCGGCCTCCTTCTTCTCCTTGAGCCAAGCGTTGTGGTTCGCACTCGCTACCGCATTGGGGTTGTCCAGGCAGAACTGCACCCCATGCTCAGCACTGGTGCGCTGCCACTCCTCAGCCTCGACCCATGACTTCTGGCTGCCGTCGCCGAGGGCGTTGCAGAGTTCCCGGTTCGCTTCGTGACATACTGCTGCGATCTTTCTTACGTTCATGGTGTTCTCCTTTTTTATTTTGACATCCTCAGTAAAGTGAGTTACGATTCTCACAGTACATGGTGGTCCCAGGGAATGGTCTCAGGGACTAAACATTAACCCCTCTCGGTCGGTGGTGCAGCTGGCTTGGAGGGGTTTTTGTTTGCACAAATCCGGTTAGCTCGTGGTACTCTTCCAGGCAGTGCTGCATGTACTCAGTTATGTCCAAGCAGTAGCCAACAGCGGAGAGGTTCAGGTAAATTTCCCCACAGGGCTCACACATATACAGGTCTGTCATGGGAATTTCCTCTCCCATGATACGTTCTTCTATGTCAGTCTTCGGTCCGCGTATTCTCGGAAACTTCAGGCAGTCCGCGCCAATATCAATGAGTATTTTGCAAGAACAGCAGCGTCTTCTTCTGGCAGTTTGCAGTTTGGAGAAATCATCTGGAGGGAAAAATGCCCAAGTATCCCCATCAAGGTCATAGTCATCGCGGCAGGTGCAGGAAAGCATTATCTACCCCTCCTCCAGTCTCGCCCCGCAGCCGAGGCATTGCCGGTAGTCAGCAGCCGGTGTCTTGACGAACTTCGTCCGGGTATGCGGACAGCCAGGGGATCCGTCTTTCCAAGTGAATACAAACGACGCTGAGCAATCCTTCCAATCGACTTTAATTTCTTCTTTCATCTGGCTATCTCGAGCCGACAACCGATCAGCCGCGATGGCAGCATACCCACATAAATCTACGTAATTGTCACGTTTTGGAGCCTGCCCCTGCACCCGGGCCATCTTGAAGAGGACCATCATATGGGCGATATCTAATGCGGAAAGCATTCCGTCTTTCGCTGCCAAGTAAGAGTTCCAGTAATTGGCTATGAGCGTAAACGAATCTTCCGGACTGCCATAGACGTCCTGCCTCTCGCCGCAGATAGTCTTCTTCGCCTCGTCCAGGCAGTCTCCAAGCTGGCTTGGTTTCTTACCGGCAGGGGCGAGGTCTGGAGCATCGGTTAGCTCGGTCACACACTCCGGACAGGCAGCACCGACATAATCTTTGTGGTGCTTCTCGCAGCGGTGGATGGGTCCTTGTGCCATGCTCGCTTGATGCCTGTCTTCAATGTGGCACAGTGCGCAATGCGCGTAGTAATCAGTTTTATGTTTGTTACAATAGCCCCACTTCATCACCCAACCTCCTTTTCGAGCATTGACTTCAGCTCTTTAAGTTTTTCAATCTCCATCTCGCGTTCGACGATCAGTGAATCGCAAGACACTATTGCCGGTTTCCATAACTCCTTGCTGATAAATTCGCGCAACAGCGCACCTTGGATGCGGTGGGTAGATATGAATTTCAGGAGGGTCATTTTGGGTCCTCCATCTCGAACGCTGCAGTCTCAAAGCCACCGAGGTTATGAGATTCTGCGTAGGCTTCTGCCTCGTCCTCAGTTTCAAATGGTCCGACCACTCCTTGCACTCCGTCGAAAATTCCTCCGTACACTATTACCCATTTCATAAAAACTCCTCCCAAGGCATCATATTCATTACTCGCTGCATATCAGGGTGACTTGACTTTGCTGTTCGTAATTTTCTGATATGCATCCACTCGGCTGCATCGGCTGTGACCACGATCTCAGTCTTCAAAGCATTGGGCAGGACGCCCCTGGCTTGTTGGGGTTTGAGATCACAATCGAGGCATTTATTATACAAATCTTCCGCCACACGGCAGCAATCACGGAACAATATAATCTCAGGAGATCTCCACCTCTCAAACCCATCCGGCTCAATGAACTCCATATCCTTGCCACCGTAGTTCACATACCTGGTGCTTTCTTGTGCAAAAGAACATGGTCTATGTCGCACCAGCTCATGACTGACCCCGCGATCACATATGAATTTTGCTGAGTAGCGGTGAAGGGCCTTGGGGATTTCGTCGTGAGGGCAGACTTCCCAATTACTCAAAGGTACTTCTCCGAAACTGTGAGAGAAAGTTACAGTGTCTAGTCCGAACAACTTGCCCCATATATGGAAGAATGCGTTAAACATACCTTCATAACGACCAAGAAGTAGACAACGCTGATACCAGGCGGTAAGACTTCCACCAATCACAGTGTATCCTTTGCTGGGGATTACTGTCAGGTATTTTCCTGCTGTATCTCGGAGATATTGCAGATTATCGTAACTGGAGTCTAAATTCCGAACCACAAAATTCGAATGTTCAACCATAGCCAGATGACCTGCCTTGATCAGCTTCTTGACAAATCCCTCTGCACTATCTTCAGTGATCTTGTCTTCTGACTTATAGCAAACGCGACCGCATTTCTCGGTAAACTTGAGGGCGGCATTATATTCTGTCGGTACTGCTCCGAAAAACTCAACACTTGGTTTGATTATTTTCATAATTTATTCTCCAGTTCTCGAATTATTAACTAAACTCATCATGCCCATCGCCGCAGAGAGTTTTATGCTCTTCCGGATATGCTAAAAAGGACGGTAAGTTCGATGGAATCACCTCCCCAGAAAACAGCTCATTCTTACCGTCAAGGATAGCCAGAAGTGCGATTGATAGGGCGGCGTTTTGGAGTAATCTTTTCTTCAGCTCAACCATGGCGTGTGGATTATTCTCTTCAATAACCTCAATCTTTCTGACTCGCTTTATAAACATCCTACGCCATTCCTCGAGGCCCCAACTTCCATCGGCTTCTCCCCAAAGGAAAGTTTGAATTTGTCTCGCTGCAACAATAGCATCGTGGATTTTCTTTTCCTCAATCTCGTTTGCTTTCATGACACCCTCTCTATGGCAGTTGATGCGACCTTCATAAGTTTCCGCAGGTAGTCGAGATCCCGGCGGGGCTTCTTTGTGAATAGGTTGAAAAACCATTTGAGGTTCATGGGGTCTCCTTTTTTATCATGATTCCGACGAACGTCTTACCAAACTGAACACCGTAAAGCTTTGCGTAGGACAGATTGTCAAAGACGTACCGCCCAAAAGTGTCCATGGCAACTCCTCTACTGGTCATCACGTATCTCTTCTTCGTCCCGAGGTGGAGCTTCATGGTAGTCTCCTCAGTTCCTTTTCCCAGCTAAATGCAGAGGAGCCTTTGCCAGAGCGTCGGCTACCTCCACCAAGTTCTCCACCACTGCCCCCAGTTTGGGGTTCTTCATGTCAATCATCCAGCAGGGCTGCGAGGCTGAGTCGTAAAAGGTGTTCGACCCCAGGCACTTCGGCTTGTTGGCATCCCGCAGGATCTTCTTCTTCTCAAGCTCGGTCTTGATCTGGGTGTAGCTGCCGAACCGGCGGGCGACCCAGGTCTTGAACGCCGCCCGGGACAGGTAGAGGATCTTGCTGTCCAGTTCATAGCGGATCAGCAGCGGTCCCCGCGGGGCTTCGATGATCGTGCAGATCCCTCTTGGCCGGTAGTCGCCCTTGACCAGCAGGCGGTTGGAAGCGTGTTCATCTAAGAACTGGCCGAGGATGCCGACCGGGTCGCCGACCAGATCGTCCTTGTCGCCGCGCATGTTGCGGATTACCTTGATCACCCACTCCATCGGCGGCACCACGTCGAACTTGATCAAGCCCAGCGACTTGGCGATCGCTCCGCCGACTAGAGACGCCGAAGCAACGGCCGACCAATACCGCTCATCTCCCCGCACCTTCGCCCGCAGGTCGATCTTCTCCCGCATCTTGTCGATGGCGAATTTGACCACGTCGATGTTGCGCACCAGGTACTTGGCGTAGACCTCGCCAGCATGGCCGAAGTTCTCGTGGATGGTCCAGTAGGTCTGCGAGGCGACCTGGCCCTTGAAGCAGTCCATCTCCGGCACCGGGTACTCGAAGACCCGGTTGATCTCGGCGGAGGCGTCGTGCTTGAGCTCGGAGAGTTTGTCGATCAGGGAGGCGTTGCTGCTGGTTACAGCCAGGGTATTCCAGGCATTGATCAGCTTACGCTCCTCGGAGTTCTTGGTCAGCCGCGCCTTGTCCCGGCCTTGGGTCACTTTATAGACGAAGTCCGAGATCTCGATCCCCGGCATGTTGGTCACTTCGTCGACCACCAGTGGCAGATTGCCATAGACCCCGAGCCTGGACACGAGGGCGTTCTTCGTGTCATCTCTGAGCATCATCAGATCGTTGTGGTAGCCCCAGATCGATTGGTTGAAGCGGAGCATCAAGGTCTTGCCGGCGCCGGACTCGCCGACCATTGAGATCAGAGCGCCGTCAAAGCCAGTGAACTTCATCAGCGGCGCACCAAAGCCTGCCAAGAGGGCGAAGGCGAATGGCTCCATGCCGCGGTTGTTGAAGACCTCGGTGGCGGCTGACCACTTCTCGAGTGACCCCTGCTGCCGGAACCCTTCCGCTGACTTCGGAACGTTACGGGCCAGGCTTGCCTCTTCGCAGGAGCCGTCGGCATGATAGATCTTGCGGCCATGGACGAACATCGGCTTGCCGCCACTGGCCTCTTTCCAGCCCATCTGGCAGAGCAGGCGGGTCATCCGCCGGTTACGCTGCAGCTTTGCCTGGTACGACTCGATGTAACCAACCATCTTCTTTTTCTCGTTCATGCCTACCACCTTGATATGATTGTCTGACAGTATGGTCATCAGCGCCTTGGGGTCATGGACCAAAGAGCTGCGGATCGTACACTCCATCTCCCCCTCGTGCGGCAGCCGGTGCCGGAGGGTGGTCACCTCGTAGCCCAGCGACTCGTCGTAGGCGAGGCAGGAGATGTGCAGGTCCTGGTCGTAGAAGCGCACCCAGCGGCCTTCCTCCTCAGCAAACAGCCCTTCCTCTGTGCGCCGGTAGCCGGTCGGCGGCTCGCACTCTTCAACAGGTACTTCCTTCTTCGCCGGCTCCGGCCGGCCGAGGACGATCGGGCTCTTGATCTTGCCGTTGTGTGGGCAGCCGATGCAACCGCCGGCGTTCTCTGAGCCGAGCTTGGCGCAGGTCGTCGGGCCCACCCCTGCGTCCCGCCACTGCTGGATCTTGGCGTCGGTCTCGGTGCTGGTGTAGCCGGAGTACCCTTGCGACCACGCGTGGATGATTTCTGGGCCGTTGACACAGTGGACCAGGATACCAATGCAGGCATACCACACAGGCTCGCTGATATTGCCCCCTGTCGCTCGCATCTGGCTGACTTGGGCACACTTGTCGGCGATCAGGTTGGCGTCGCTGGGGACGTCGTCATGGACGAAGAACTCAGCATTAATATCTGTGTTGACCTTCGGCGGCAACAGAGCCTGGTGCTGCACTTTTTTCTTCTGTGCCGCGGCTAGAAGGCGGGCGGTGAACTCTTCGAACTCGATGTCGCCGGGGTCGTGGATCAGCTGCACCGGCTTGGGCTCCTTGCCGGGCTTCCTGTTAGTCGTGCCGGGGATGCGCAGGACCGAGGCCGGGTCGGAGGTGCGGGAGGAATCGGCGCCGATCGCAGGAGCATAGGCCGCTACGACTTTTTTCAGGGTATAGGCCACGGTCTGCCACTGCGCCGTGGGGATCGGCTCGGTGAGGATCCAGTGGGCGTAGAGGCCGTTGCCGGAGTTGACTACGGCGGGCATCGGCAGGCCGGTTTCGGCGATGAACTGCTGCAGTGCTTTGCAGCCCTCGCGCTGGTTCTTCAGCGGCCACTTCTCGCCGCAGTCAATGTCGAGAAAGAAGTTCTTCAGGGTCAGGGTATTGACCTGGCTCCTGGTCTTCATGGCGAGTTTTCGGTACTCGTCTTTTGGCAGCCCCCGCGGCAACGAGCGGTTATGCGCTTGGGCTTCCTTGATCTTCTCAGGGCTGAACGCTGCCTGAGTTATGTAAACGGTATTGCCGCCTTTATCCAAGGCGAGGAGGTTGGCTACTGCAGCATCCAAGTTGTCATGGAAGTGGTGACGGAAACCGCCTCCGGGCAACAGCATTGCGACGCAATAATACCCTTCTCCGGGAAGGAGCCTGTGCAGAAACATCGATCACCTCCACTAGTAGGTTATATGTGTAGTGCTTTACCTACTGGGGACGTGACATTTCCGCAACGATTTTCTTCAGCAACGCCTGACGCTCAGCCGTCTTGAGTTTTTCAGGCAGCGGGAACCGGCCGGCCTTGCAGCCGCGCTGGATCATCTGCGCGTACCAGTACGCCCGCGTGAGCCTGAGCTGGTCCGCCACATTGTGACCTTTTTTCCAGCGGTGGATGGTCTCCCGGGAGATGCCGGTGATGAACGAGAAATCTACCTGTTTCATCTCGGCGACATCGATTATGCGGAAGATGAAGTCGACTTTTTGTTTCGTTGCTTCTGACATGGGGGCTCTCTTCTTTCTCTTTAAGTTTGGATATCAATCTGCCCAATAATCTTCGCCACCAGCTTCCAAGTATCCGGCTTTGATTTTATCTCTTATTTCAGGTAGAGTTCCTCTCAGCCCCTCTACATGAATCTTGTCAGGCACAGGTAATGATAGTGCCGCTATGATATTACTTAATGAGTCTATTGCTTCTGCTATCTTATCCATCCTTGTCTCCTAAGTTGGCAGGAGCGATGGTCTGCCCCTGCCGGAAGGTTAATCTTACAGACCGAGGTCCTTCATCAGCTGGTCATCAGTCACTTCGCCGGGAGAGGCTTTAGCTGCAGCAGCGGTCGGAGGGGTAACAGCCGGAGACCCAAAACCTCCACTGAAGTCAAGGTCGTCCATCAACTCTCCGCCGGCGGCGCCGACAGTCAGTGCTGCAGCAGCTTCAGCGTCCGCCTTGGCTTTGGCCTCCGCCTCTTCCTTGGCTTTCTTGTTGGCTGCCTTGGTAGCAGCGGCTTTCTCAGCTTTGGACTTGGCGGCTGCGGCCTCGTCGGCCTTGGCTTTTGCTTCTGCATCAGCTTTGGCCTGGGCTTCCTGAGCTGCGGCGAAGTCACCCCCAGCCGGATCAGGAGCGTTCAAGCGCTGAGTAACCGGAGGCGCCGGCAGGGCAGGAGCGTTGAACCCGCCGATGATGTCCTCGGTCTCCGGCAGGGCTGCCAGTTCAGACAGCTTGGGTAGGGATGCCTCGGGAAGGAAGCCGCCGAACTTGAAGATCACGACCGGGAAGGTCTGGGCTGGGTCGAAGCCAACCAGGGTCTGGGCGGTGCCAAGCGGGATGCCTGCGGCTGAAAGCTGCTTGACATACAGACCGAAGTTTTTCAACGATGCCGGCGGGATCTTGAACTGATAGACCTTCGGGTCGGTCTCGGTCTTGCGGCTGCCGGGGATGAAGATGGCCAGAAGTTTACTATCCGCACAGGCCTTGCCCTTGGTAGCGTTGCCGTTCTGGTCGGTGCCACTGCCGAACTGATTGTGCGGACAGGTGGCGCAGAGGTCGCTCTGCACTGCCAGAGAGGTCGGGTCCGGCCGCTCGCCGTCGGTGCTGAAGCAGTCCGGGGACTTGCCTTCCTCGCCGGGGTTGAAGGCAGTGGCGTACCAGGTCTTCTGCAGAGGCTTCCGAGCGCGCAGCACAACCATCGGCAAGTAGGCGTTTTCATCGGGGCCGATGACCATCTTACCGGCCGGGAACGGAGTCTCTTCTCCACCGGAATCGACCAAGGTGAACTGCTTGCCGGAGAGTTTCAGGCGCGGGGGCATCCCGGTGCTTATACCCGCAGCCGCCTCATCGTTGGCCTGCTTGGCGAGGGTCGGATCCAAAATGTATGAAGGAATGGAAGTGCGGTCGGGAATTAACAGATCGTTCATTTTTCAGCTCCTAAGTAATTGATAGTTGCGCCCTCTCGGGCTGTGGATTAACTGCGTCGTACCTTAATACCTTTGAAAGTAGAGTAATTTACTCCTGGGGGAGGTGCCTGTCCGTCCTCAAGCCGCTGTTTGACCGCGGTCTTCGAGACTGCGTGGGTCAGGAACTCAAACTCGGCGTTGGCCTGGACCCACCCGAAGAACGTCTCCCAGTCGGCCACGGAAACAGAGTCCATGGTCTCAATGTAGCTGGTGCCGTGCGGGGTCTTCATGCTGGAGGCGCCGACTCGGTTCATCTCGGACATCAGCCAGGCTTCGCGTTTCTCTTGCAGGGCCTTGAGGTCGGCAAGCTCGGCGTCAAGGCCCTTCTTCTTGGCCGCGATCAGGTCTCGAGTGGCGACGTACTTCTCGATGACCATGTCAACGGTGATCGTCTGAGTCATGGTGGTCTCCTTCTTCTTTTGAGGTTTCAGTTCGTTGACGGTGCCGATCCAGTTGCACATGCACTCGACGACGTTGAGGTCCGGCGGGGCCGGGTAGTTGACGCTGGTGAGCCGGTTCGGAGCCCTGCCGCACTTCGGGCAGCCTTGGTGCAGGATCTTATACTCCGCCATGCTCATCATGCCTACTGGTTTGGTCATTGCTTTCTCCTTAAATGGTCGCAGCGGCAGGGTTCGAACCTGCATGTGCTGGCCAGCACGTTTACCGAGATCGTCGCCATCGGCATGACTCCCTCAGCGCGTCTACCAATTCCACCACGCTGCGTTTTCCCTCATTCAATTCAACCTTAGCTCTTTGTAAACGGGTTGTCAACAATTATTTGTGAAGGGGTTTACTTTTTATTCGACAGCCCGAGGACTACCTCTTGAAGTTTTCCTTTTTCCTTCAACACCGTGTAGATGCGTTTCTCCTCGGCGGTGGCGTAGAGGTGGCAGATATCAATCTTCACTTCCTGCCGGCTGCCGTCGGTGCGAGCGTTGGCCTGCTGGTAGACCTCGGCTTTCCATGTTGGGGCGTACCAGACCGTCAGTGAGGCGGCGGTGAGGTCGAGGCCGTGGGCCAGGACCTGGGGGTGGGCGAGGAGGATATGCGGATCCTTGGCAGCCCTGAACTCTCGGAATATCTGGGTGCGCTTGCCGGCGGAGACCCGGCCGTCGACTACTGCCACCGACCACCTCTTGCGCAACTCGGTCGCCACGGCATCCAAGGCACCGGTGAACGGCACAAGTACGACGACCTTCTCGGCGTTTTCCTCGATGACCTCATAGAGCAGGGACATGCGCGGGCCGAAGTCGAACTTGACCAGGGTGCCGTCGGCTGCGATCACCACGCCACAGGCGGTCTGGACCAATTTACTGATTAATACCGCGGCATTGACGGCTGTCACTGTTGAACCTCGGACCTCGGTCGCCGCCTGCTGGATCAACTGCTTGTAGGCTTTCTTCTGGTCGTCTGACAACTCCGCCCGCCGCTCGATGAAGCAAGGTTCCATGTCGGTGCAGACCGAGCGCTCGAAACGAATCGATGGTTTGAGGATCCGAGCCACTGACTGTTCGCTGCCGCGACGAGGCACCCACTTGAATGGTCCAAACTGCAACATGGTCTCCTGCTTGAAGCTGGTGAAGTGACCGCGGTAGTTCTCGGGGGTCAGGAGTTTACACTGGCCGAATGCGTCGGTTGGCTCGTTGGGTGTCGGTGTGCCGGTCAGGCCCCAGGCGGAGCGGACGATCTTCTGGAAATTGAGGACGTTGTTGAGCGGCTTGAACAGGGTCTTTGCGCGGGTATTCCTGAACACAGCGCACTCGTCGACGATCACCAGGTTGATGTCCGGCCGGTCCTTTAGCTCCTGTTCGATCAGTGCTACACCGTGGTGGTTTACAATGTAGTAGTCATGCTTCTGAGCGAGCAGGTCCAGGCGTTTTTGCCGACTGCCGTGCAGGACAGCGAAGGTGGCGAGTGGGAAGGACTCAAAGATCGCTTTTTCCCAGACATCCCAAAGCGTGGAGAGCGGTGCCACGATCAGGACCCGATGAATGTCGCCCTCTTGCTTGAGGAAGTCAGCAGCCCACAGGGCGGAGTTTGTTTTACCAGTCCTGGGAGCACTGTGGCAGTGTGCTCTGCGGTACATAGTGAAGAACTCACTGGTATCGATTTGATACCACCTCGGTGTGAACCGTCCGCGCCAGCTGTACCTCGTCCTGATCGGGCTCTGGACCTTGACCCCGATGTTGTTGAGCACCCGGGCGACCTCGAGGGTGTGCGGCACGGCGACGAACTGACGACCCTGCACCACTGCCTCCTTGAGGTCAGGGAACAGGGCGCGGAACTGGCCGGCGTTGTCGGTCTGCAGGACGTAGTGGTCGTTTAGGACGCGGATGGTCATTGCGAGTCGCTCACAGCTTTTGCTTCAAACCGCTCTCCACACTTCGGGCATTCGACCATATCGCTGTGCTTGATGCTGACGCTTCCAAAGAACAAAAGTACCACAAACAGTATCCACCCCCAGTCGTCAACACCTTTCGCTGCCAACCACACGACCGCCCAAATTGAAGCAGAGAACCCCGCGAATAAGGCAATGGATGCAATGCTGAAATTGCTCATTCTAAACCTCCGAATCTAAGAACTCTTGGAAATTAGCTCCTTCGTCTGTCTCTTCCAGCCACTCTTCAAATATCTTCAACGACTCAGGCCCATCGACCACGAAGACCGCCCCGCCGGAGCAAGAGATGGCGTCGAGTTGCAGAGCCTGGAACCCGGAGGGCTTCTTACCGGGGGCCTTTAATTCGACCCCAAAGAAAATCCCTCGATACTGCCCTATTATGTCAGGTATTCCGCGCACTGACATCATACCTTGTACTGCAAAGTAGTACCAGCCGGCTGCCTGCTTGAACGTCCCTGCCTTGCTGGCCGGTTGGATGTCGTAGCGGGCGAGGAGGTCTCTTGCCAGGTTTTTTACAAGCCCTTCAGGAGTGCTCATTCAATCACCGGTCACTATACTGCACAGTGTAGCCCCTATGCCCACGGCCAGCACAATGATTGCCCCCAAAGCCCATACATCGCCAGATAGTGCGGATGAGGCATTAGCGAAAATCAAGACTGAACTAACTCCCATCATTATGCTATTCATCGCTCCCCCCAAAGAAAGTCATCAGGAAATTCTCCGATCCCAACAGCAAACCCCGCGCTATTTTGGTGGCCTCCTCCGCTATATCGCCGAGCCACCTCAGAGACATCGAAGTCACCGACTGAGCGCAGCGACCACGACCGCACCCCTTTCCTGTCGCAGTACGTCGCGGAGAACGGGGCGTCTGGGTACTGTCGGCAGAGTTCGTTGCCTATCTCTGAAACATTGGTTGAAGCATTCAGCACCGGCACCTCATGGATGTCCCAGAACATGAACCTGACATCGCGCAGGGCGGCTTTGATTTGGCCGTTGCGGAAGGCCTGGATGTAGCTGCCGGCCTCGTAAGCACTGTGAATGAAGTATGGACTGCTGGCCTCGTCGTGCCAAGCATCGAACTCGAAGGGCAGGGTGGCGATGTAGAGGTTGATGGTCTCCGAGTCAGGTAACGCGAACTTCCACAGATCTCTGTCCTGCACATAAGCGAGGATGGCAGGCATCGGCTCACGTTTATGAAAATACTCCCAGGTCAAGGCACAGCCGGACTTGTTCATGCTGAAGATGGCGTAGTTGCTGCCTCTTAAATTTTCTTCCGCCGATTTGTGGTGGTCTATGACCAGCAGGCTGTACTTGGCGGCGAGGGCGTCGCAGGTCTCCCGGTCGTAAGAGAAATCGACAATGAGCAGGTGCGTGGTGCCCTCAGGGATCTCCGGCACCGGCTGGTTGTACTGCACAGCGATGTATGTCGCTGTGTCCTGGTAGACTCTCCAGGCTGCGTAGGCTGACGCCATGCCATCTGCATCATCATGAAAGAGAACTGTTACTGGTTTCATTTTTCCTCCAAAACTTCATGTTCGTCGACCAAATCAAGCCCATCCACAGCAATGAGAGGATCCACTTCTCTAAGCAATCCGCACAGAACTTTTGCAGACTGCACCTCGTCCTGTACTTTGCCCCATTCAACTGCGCTGCAAAGGCGAGCAATGACTGCGGCGAGACTGGGTGCTTGGATGTTATACCCTCGAGCCAAGAACTTCCTAACCCGCAGCAGTGACCCACCGGCATCTTCGTTTCGTTTGGGAGAACAGTACGTCAATCGTCGAGCTGCCAAATCTGCGTAAAAATCAGAATGGCATGTAGACTTCCACTCGTCGTTCTCGAACCAGACTACAGCTTGCGCCACAGTGAAATCGAAGGAATCTGTACAGTCTGCTGCATTGGTAAACAGCCATCTGTGAATGAACTGTACAGGCATCCGAGAACCAGACAGTACAGTAAAAGCATTTTTTGATGAATGAAACCTTGAACCAGGACGATCTGCATTCAACTTGCGGCCGGCAGCTTCGAGCTGATCTTTTGATGCCCCAAATAAGTCCACATCGGAAGGTTTTTCTCCTGCAATCGTGGCTCTGATGAACCCTCCCCCAAGTAACAGCCCTCGCTCCGCGATCAATTTTCGAATATCTTTTGGCAGACGTGTAACAATCAGGCGCAAATCATCCTTTCTCAACTCACTGGGCATCATCCATCTCCTTATTAGTTATGAGCCTGTCGGCCCGGGCTTGTTCAACCTCTGCTGCCCACTCATCCTCGGACAGAGGCTCCTGGTCTCGGTCCCAGCACCAGTCTATGTAATCTTCGTATGAGGTGATCATATATACATCCCTTTTTGGCTCTCGATGTACTCAGCGAGTTTCTGTTTAGCTATTCGCTGGTTATGTGCATAGAAATCTCTAAGATGATCGGGGTAGTCTTCTATTGGTTGATCAATTATTGACTGCCAATACTCTGCCAACGCCCCCCTTTCCCGAGCAGATCCTTCAAAAATGTCTTCCCCAACATTGGGAGGCAGGTCATCGTAAGTTCTAAATTTCATACTCCTCTCCTCTAAAAAACTTTAAGTTTTGTACATACCCAAATAATCAGCAGCGCCGCGTGAAGTGAAAGTTGACATATAAATTGAACCGCAAAGTATGCTTTCATACTCTCCTCTCCTCTAAAAAACTTTAAGTTTTGTACATACCCAAATAATCAGCAGCGCCGCGTGAAGTGAAAGTTGACATATAAATTGAACCGCAAAGTATGCTTTCATACTCTCCTCTCCCCGCGCCGTGAGGCGCAATCGGTTACCTGGCACCATGGGCACAACCCAGACGGCCGAGCCGGGAACGTCTCTGTCCTCCAGGCGTCCTCCATCCTCTGCACCCGAGGCAGAAACTCCTGCCAGACCTTGGGGATCTCTGCCTTGGTGATCGGCTTGATGCCGGTAGTCTGCTGGTGCTTGGTCCAGATGAGTTTTCCATCAAAGGTCTGCAGGTAAGGGCGTAATATTGCCAGTGCTGCAAGGCCCAGCAGTAACTGGTCCTGGTCTTCTTTGATCTTACCCCCAGACTTCCAGTCCCCGTACCACACATTAACTTTCTGCTTGGTTATGACGATGTCCAGCTTGATCCTGAACCAGGCGTCCTTGGCGAACCAGCTTACCGGCTTCAACTGCCGGGTCAGGGCGATCTCAAGCTCGGCCTCGACTTTATGGCCGGAGCGGAGCATGGCCTCGGCGTATTTCTCGACCGGTTTGAGCGCCTCGATGTCCGGGTGCGGGATGCCTTTCAGGAAAAGCTCGGCAGCCTTATGCACCCTGTTGCCATAGATGATCGCCTCGGTGTCTACCCAAGGGATTACGCAATAAAAGCGGTTGGCTGCATATCGTTTAGGGCAGCCTTCGTAGTCGGTCAGGGCGGTGTAGCTCCATGAGAACTTCTTCCCGCGGGCGTTCAAAACTTCAGGCATGTAGGTCTCCTTGGTAAGAAAATGATGCCCTCGCAGGCAGTTACCCAGCCAGAGTGCGATCCTGCGAGGGCATCGTCCAGCGCACACTTCACTGTGACATGGTTTACAAACTATTGCAAGTAAAAAGTTGCGGGGTTTACCTTTTTAATTTGAGCACTACGCTCGCAACATCTCCATCTGCTTGGCTGCCATATAGCCAGAGGATCACCTTGGCAGGTTCAGGATGCTTCACATACATCTGCGGAGTTACCAGCCTGGCAGTTGTGTTCTCTTCTTGAAAATGGCTGTGCAAAACTTTAGGGGCGATAACCAGCACATCTGGGCCTACAACTTTCATCAAAGACCCGGTTACATTACACCCAGAAACATGCGGAACGATCCCCTCAATAGTGTATTTTTCTGCAAGGGCCTTGGATATTCTTGTCTTCTTGCTTAGTACGTCGTGCTGTAAAATGTTCATGGCTCCCCCATTACATATTTTTAAATTTCTCAAGGTCCATCAAGTCACCCCACGACCCTCCGATCTTAGCATCGACAGGGAACTTGATTGGCAGGTCTACGCCCCAGGCTTGCTTGTATGGCAAGTTGGAGAGCTTGTCGAGGAACACCTCGGACGCTGCAACCGCCTTGTCTTTCGGGAAGATGAAAAAGAGGCCGTCGTGAAGCTCAAAGTACAGATACCCAGAAAACTCCGGCAGCAGATTACGAGCGACTGCCAGTGCGAGGTATTTCTGGTCGCCGCCGGTGCCTTGGATCGGGTAGTTGATCGCCGTGCTCTCCAGCGGCCATGCCTCCTTGCCTGCCCAGTTACCTTTCAGCTGTACCCGCCGACCTGCGAACGTCTCTGCGTAGCCGAGTCGCTTGCATTTCTGAATCTGCGACCCCCAATATCCACCGTTGCGCTGCCCTGGCGGACCCCCGACGCCGACATAGGCCTGCCGATAAATGCCTTGAGTCTGCTTGATGAACGTCTCGTCAACGTCGAGCTCGTACTCTACTCTGGCTTTTGTTGTGGCAGTTCGGGCACTTACGCGATACTGATAGCTGAGATTGCAGAATTTTCCGGCCTTGCGCTTGAACGCTGCGTCGGCATCGCCAGACTTGACCAGTGCCACCAGGTCTCGATAGTCGCACGACGCCACTCGCGCACCCATGTAGCCATGTGCGTCCTCACCAGGAGCGCAGAGAGAGAGCATGGTCTCATCTCCAGACGCGACAGCCATCCACCTAAACTCCTGCCCGGCGAAGTCGAACTCGCAGAGCAGGTAGCCCTCCGGAGCCCGGATCAGTCGGCGGTAGTCCTTGCCGCGTTTCCACTGGTGCAGGGCGATGCCCACCGGCACCTCGCAGTTCCTGCTGACGATCGTCGTACCATTCTTCTTGGTGGTCTTCTCGACCTCCTCAGTGGCCTTGTCCGAGCTGCCATAGGTAATTCGAGAGGTGTTGCCTGTAACGAAGATCTTTCCTTTACTTCTCGCTAACCAAAAACCTGTCTGAGTGGTGGCACAATAAGCTCTAAGGCTCGAAGTCACAGACGACACATGGCTTGTAGGAACTATCTGAGCTATAGGTCTTTCATCACTAATATGGCAGGATCTTAAATCAGAAAATATTGTTGCTTTTCTTCCTACTAAATGTGCAGCAGTCGCCGCCCACTCAACATTAGACTCGGTATGGGACGTATATCTGAACCCTCCATCGACATGAGTACTGCCGTCCCAAAATTCTAACTCTTTTACAAATTCTCTTAACCCGTCGTATATTGTATCCAGCACCCAAGGTCCTAGAAATTTATACTCTGGTTTCCACCAACTGGGTACGTTTTTAACTCCGATACAAATCTCTGTTCTATCTGGATACGCTGCGCATACATACTCTCTAAATTTTACTTCTGCATCTTTAAGTATTTTCCTTGCTCGAATTACTTTTCTACGTTTTACAAATGTGAATTTGTAGCTCGGAGCAATGGTATCCTTGCAGATATACCCGTCAGCTTGAAACATGGCGAAAACACGCATGTGAGAAGGTGGTATTTTCCCTACTGTGCCAATGATTCTGCCTGATAAAGGCATATCTATTCTTCGAGTTAGAAGATCATTCGCAAAACACTCCATCCTCTCATGCGACTTCTGGGATAGATATGGGATCGTGTGCCCAGGTGTAAACAAGCAATCGACTCTTGAGTGTTTAACCTTGATCCAGGCAGTAGTAACAGGGCCAACAAATCTCTTTGCAGGAAAAAATGCTGCTCTGTCCGATTCAGCACTTATCTGGACGATGTCTCCTCCCTGCCAGGAGTCCAAGCGCTCCCATCCTTGACGGGTAAGTACTTCAACATCTCCAGGGACACAATACGTACTGAAGATTTTCGCCTGGGGTCTGACCCTGCCGTCGCCATTATACTCCAAGGATTTGAGTGTGCCTATAGCGTACTTGGTGCGATTGTTTTTCGCCTCCCTGAGTTTTTTCAGCAGGCTTGCCCGGGGATCGATGGCAGCAAGATCGAAGAGGGCATACTTGTCGGTGCTGGGCAGTTTCGTCTTCCTGCTGAACCTGGCAGGCATCAGTCCCCAGGTCTCGTAGAGCAGGGCCTGCAGTTGCTTCGGACTGCCAAGGTTTATCCCTTTGACCTCCGGAGCCTCGGTCAGCAGTTGGCGATAGGTAGCCACTGCCTCGGCTGCCAGTACATCGGCCAGATTCTGCGCAGCAGACATCGATGAGACGATGCCTATGACTTTGGTCTTGGCGATCATCGGGATGCACCTAGCCTCGATCAATGCTGCTCGCTGCTGCTTGTCGTTGAGCATATCCCAGAACCTCTCGGCCAGCCGCAGGGTCCACTGGGCGTCCATCCGGTTGCGATGCAACAGCAGGTCAAGACTGGCCTCATCGGTCGCCTGGAAGTCATCGAACTCCTTGAATCCAGCATCTTCAGGGTGGAACTCGTGCATGGCTGACTCTAAGGAGTAACTTTTCCGGTGCGGCCTGGGAATATCCTCCCCCTCCGGCTCGACGACGGCATGGCGCCAGAGGAGCATGGCGTCCAGCCACTTGACCTGGAAAACCTCCTGCTCCAGACCGACAGCGATGCACCACGCTGCGTCGAACGCGACGTTCCACCCTACCATATACCTGTCTTGGCGAACGGCCAGCAGGAGCATGTTTTTGACCTCCTGGGTGGTCGGGTAGAGCTTGCCTGCAGACTTGTCTGTTGTGGCGACACTGGCCGCTTTGATACTTGCCTGGCCTTGAGTCGCTCGGAAGGGCTGTAGACCGTACTCTGGCAAGTCACCGTGGGTTTCGAAATCGAAACCGAGGGATGGTGGGAAGATCATTCTCTCCCCTCCCGCCCTACCACATGATGGTGGAGCTTCAGAAGTTTGGTCATGTTCTCCGGTTTCGGCCCGCCCGCGCCCGACTCCCACAGTTGCCAGACGCTGACGGAGACCCCGAGGATCTTGGCCATGTCCTGCTGGGTTCGGCCGAGGGTGGTGCGGATGAATTTGATTTGTTCGGGGGTCATGGCTCAGGCTCCTTCTACCCACTCAGGAGTGTACCCACAGGATGCACATCTCCAATCATACAACGAGTCTTCGGTGACCTTCGCATACACTGCGGCAGAAGGTCCACACTCCGCGCATTCACAGTCTTTTGACCGCACAGACTTATCTACCCAACCCTCATGCCTGTCCGCCCATATTGGTGCATAATCTTTTTTGGACATTCTCTACCTCCCCAACCAAGCAAAAAAACCACAGATAAAAATGGCCCAGGCGATGGCGAAGCAGAACCAGGCGAGTTTTTCCTTTGTTGACAGGCCGTCGAGCGGGGTGTCGTCGTCATAAGTTTTTGGCATGGTGGTCTCCTTTTAGAAATTATTTAACTGCTCCTACCTCCAAAGCCCGACCCTTTGCGGGGGTCGGGCTGTATGTCACCCATAATTAAAATTATTCCCTCAAATTGAACTGCCCTTGCTGATCGGATGTCCTCTCATGTCAGTGTCTCCGGTTGATTTTTGTCGGCTTGCGCTCGTCAGGCGCGGTTGATACGAGGCTGATGGTTACATGGCTCTACCTCCTTTTTGCTGTTATTGACGTTTCCGCATACTCATCGGTTTCTTTCAAAAAGGGCGGAACATCCGCCTGGTTTCACTGCCACAGCCCCATACCTGCAAAGGATGGGGCGGGCTTCTTACAAGTGCATAACAGGACTTCTTCAGTTATCAAACCAGAACACGAAACGAACATCTTCAATGTTGAAATCATTGTCTTCTGGGTATTTCTTCCACCCAGCAAAGGAGTTGCCAAACAAGTAGCAGTGCAGGATGCCGTGTTCTAAATCATACTCTAGCGACTGCTCGTCAAAAAAGGAGTCCAGCCACACAGACAAGGCAGCAATCTCATCAGGCCCCAGCCATGATTCAGAATGAGCATCAACCCCCCAGTGCTTCGCATCGAGCGCGGTCAAGAACGTCATGTCGTCAGGCAAGCCTTTCGGTTCCGAGATCGGAGCTATGCTGCTGTCGTAGTTACGAACATCAGCCATCTTCGCAAATAAGGCATAGTTCCTGATGATGGCAGGATTAGCAAGGTGGTGCCATTGTCCGTCGATCTTAACCTCAACGTGCAGATGTATGTCGCAGCCCATTCTGTTCTCCTTTTTGAGTTTCTTTTATGTTACGCAGTTTACAAATAAATGCAATTAATATTTCAACTCAAACGTCCCGGCAGCAGGAATTTTCCATAAGTTTGCGCTCCTGTCCTTGCCTGACAGCGCGGCCCACTCAGCACTGCCGGCGTTTTTGGCCGACTCGCCGGAGATGCAGAACCCCCTTTTGGCAGGAGGGGCGAGGAGGGTCGGGCTGTCCCAACCCATCCGGGCCATGCGCTGCACCAGGCTGGCACCGTTGGCAAGACCGATGAGGACCGCCAGATCGCCCGAGGTGTAGCTCTTGCCGTCATCGCAGTCAAGCTCATAGGTCTTCTGGCCGGAGGGCAGGGTGATGCGGCGTGGTGGTCGGATCACCCTTGTTGGCTTAATACTGGGCGTTGTCATAGGTCACCTTTATCTCGGTCTGGTGCTGGGTAAGTTTGTCTACGGCCTCCGGCAGGGTGCGGATGAAAGCGAAGGACAGGAGAGCTATCAGGGAAAGGGCGAAGGCGTAGAGGAGTAGGGATTTCATTTGATCTCCTTGTACCCAGCCTTGAGCAGGCCAGAAACGAAAAGCGGCAAGGGCTTTCTTGTTTTTGAAAATCTCAATGTCAAAAAACTGACTTCCATCGTTGTGCGTTTTCTCGCCATCGTGGAGATTGACAACGTACTTTGCCGTGCCGATGTTGGTCATCACGTTGAAGGTTTTCATGGGTACATCTCCTCGTCTCGGTAGTGCATTTTTGACATAAATATGGCTTTCTCCAGGTCCACAACCTCCTTGTCGAGGCGTGCCAGGTGCAGGGCATCGGTCAGAAGATCAATCAGGGCTGTCTGTAGATCGTCCTCCAGGTAGTCTGCCAATGCTGCGCGGGCGCGTTCGGCTCTTGTTTTGTTGGCTTGTGTCATGGTTTCCTCCTTACCAAGTTTTAATGTCTTCAATGTGACCTTCGCAGACGAAGACAATGAAAAAGTCCTCGGGGCGGCTCGGGTCCGTGTCGTCGGGGTCGGTGAGTTCTCTGGCTGCCTCTATCTGGCCCTCCATCTGCGCCTGCTCGACGTTCTCAGCTTCCACCCAGGCGCAGTAGGAGTCATGTCCGTAAGCGTTGGACAGGTAATCAGGTGTGATCATCAGGACTGTGTATTTCTGCATTTCAACCTCCTCTGCTGGTTTATCCTCATCTTGCCACGGCACGGTGCCGTGAGTCCTTAACTGCTCGAATATGTCTGCTACTGTTGAGGGTTTGGGCATGGGTTACTCTCCATCGCTGTCAATAAAATTAGCTACCCACACCCAGTACCCAGACCGGGTGTTGCCGTGATACACCTCATCCTGCCAATCGTCGGCTGTGTATTTTGGATGTTCTCCCCACCAACCATACGACTCTGCAAGGGCGTCCGCTTTCATCTCTATTTCGTTCTTCAGATCGTGTGTCATGATTTTTTCCTCCTATTTAAGTGTTTTGTCTGTGCTGCCTCGCCACCGAGGAGGGCGCTGGTCCCTCCCCAGGAGCCGGGCGGCTCAGTACACCAGGCCCAGCGACTCAACAGCAGTTTTGAACTCCTCCATCAGTGCAGGCAACCGCACGAGGAGGTTTTCCTCGGTGAAGTCTGCAAGCTCTGCTTCAGGCCAGATGGCGCAGGACCGGGCGGCGGCGAGGTCGGGGTCTTTGGCCATGGTGTTATAGTAGGGCTTGAACTCCGCCCAGGTGCCATAACGGGCGATGAACTTTTCCCGTTCTTCCCGGTTTACGATCTTGATCAGATTGTCTTCAAGATAGAAATACCACTGCCCTTGCTCCTTGGGTATTGCCCTGGCGTGATAAATCGAGTTGGCTACGTAGTGCATCGGGCCGTCAGTGCTACACAAGTGCCATTTCAAGAGCGGTGCGAGGTCGGGGAAGAACCGGGTCACCTCGTCATGGAGCATACCGAAAGAGTCCTCTAGCCACACGCCCCGGCGCAGGTGGGCGAGGTCGCCAGTGATGGCGAACGTGTTGTGCCCATTGCCGCACTCGTCGTCGTGACGGATGGTGACGGTTAAGCGCTCGTTGCCGAGGGTTCTTGTCTTGGTGATCTTCTGGTTCTTGATTAATTTGGATGCAGGTAAGTTCATGGTGGTCTCCTTGGTAGTTGTTAGCTTCTGAATAAGTAAGTGGTGCCTTGGTACTCGCAGCTTGAATAGTCCATCTTCACATTGTCGGCTGTGGCTTCCCAGTCGATGACCAGCCAGGAATGGTCGACGCCAGCGGTCGCTCCCATATCTTCCGCCAGGTCTTGCACGTACTCAATGAAATCGTCCTCGTCGACCAGGGCCGCGCCGTGCATCCACTCGTCACCGACTTCAGATTCAAGGGCGTTGAGTTCGTCGAGTTCTTCTTGGTATTCTGACTGCCAGTCTGAGAGGGCTTTTTCTGCCTCCTGGTGCTCGTGGCTGAACCCTTGGGCGTCGGGGCCGTACTCAGCTTCATATTCTTCTTGCGCGTCGCTAACAGCATCCTGGAGAGTTTCCAATTCGCTTTGCAGTTCCTGCTGTCTCTTGTAAAGGTCTCTGGTGTCGATGGTGTTCATGGTTTGGGCTCCTGTTGTTCAGATTTGAGTTGTGCGACCATGCCCCGCAATGTGTGGAGCATGTGTTTCGGGATCGTGGTCTGGCCGTTCTCCCAGCGGTTCCAGGTGATCCTTGAGACCCCAAGAAGGTCGGAGGCTTTTTCCTGGGTCAGGTGGAAGGCTTGGCGGAAGGCTGTTAAGTGGGCCGGGGTGGCTCGCCTTTCTGTCTTTATATACTTTGGGTCTTCCTTTGCTTTAATTTCCATAAAGTCGGCTATACGCGCCGGGACGCTGGTTGATTTTTCGAGCCGTCTGTAATAGCTCTCTGAGATGTTGAATTGTTTGGCTGCGTAAAAGACTGACCAGCCTGCCATATGTCGCACTTCTTGCAGTCGTTGTCCGTCCATTGTGTTTTTCCTCCTTATGTAGTCATAATATACTAAGCAGGAAGATAAAGTCAAGCGGTTTACAATAAATAATGTGAAAATAAGTTTTTTCAGATTGAATTACAATGATTCCATATGGTTAGGCTGGATGGTATGACGAATTTAACCTGAAAACGAAAATCATACTCAGTTTGTATGTATTTTGGTCCGTAATATGCTACATCAATTAAATTGGTAGACATGCCAGTGTTAGGCTGATGTATCATATCGCGGACCAAATGGCCAGCGCGTAGGCAGTGCCTATGTCTTTTTTTACTATATATATATATATTATTTAATAAATATAATATAAGGGGTATGATTTTATTAGATTTTCTCCGCGTGGCTGGAACCCTCCGCCGCCGCTCAAATCTCTAGAAATACCCTTTTTCGTGTAAACTATGCCACAGAAAAATCAATTTTCGCCTCTTCTCGGTCCGCGATATGTTACATGCCTGCTCGCCCGACCCGCTAAAACACCACATTGTGGTACATGTTTTCATCCTACAGTCAGAGGAATAGGCAAGAATTGGCAATATTTTTTGCTCCATCATCCCTGTGTTTAATCTCCTCTAAACGTATCATTTTATGGACCCGCCAGGTTTCAGTTTACATTTTTTCAGTAAAACATCAAAATTTTTTCAGATAAAAATCATCTAAGACGTGGTGTGATCCGCACTTTCCTAACAGTATTCTGCTACCTCGCCAGTGTTTGACCTCCTGGCGGCAGTATAGTTTTGTTACTTTTTATGTATCAGAATGTTACTACAAATGTATATTCCTGTTACATCACCTGTAACAATTCACTACTCAAAACATGCAGACTTTCGTTTTTTGGGGCCTCGGGCCTGCATGTTTTAGGTATCAAACTGTTACTCGTCCTCTTCGATGTCGTCGTCTTGTGGATAGGCAAAGTCGTCTTTTATTCTTCTCGCTTGGATGAATAACTCCAAATTGCTATCAATCCAGTCCTTTGTTTTCTGGTATTTTCCTTCACCGTATTGTGTGAGTTTTACCGCTATCTCAGACACCGCATTAGTGTACATGATATCCAAGTGCCTGACCGCGTCCTTCTCCGTTTTATGTAGTTTGCCGTCAAATGTTTCTGTCATAATTATTCTTTTCATTTGCTCCCCTCCTCCAGCCCTTTCAAGTATGCCTGCATTGCATCCATCAATCGGCTTTTTGTCGTGTACCCTGTATGCAGCACAGTCCGTACTCCTCCGCCTTCATTGCTCATCTGTTCAAGGCAGACTCCGCCGTAAGCCCATGAGAGATGGTAACACCCAGGGTTCGCCTGGTAGGTTCCGTCTTTTCTGGTGTATGCGGTTTCCGGGTTTCCAGTTACTTTGTTGATCCTAGCTACAACCATTTCAAGGTCTTTCTTCGTTACTCGCTGCATAGTATTCCCCTTTCAATTTTTGGTTTTTAACATAAGGCCCGGCGAACCGGGCACGATGGATTAACGATCTTCAGAATTAAGGCAGTAGTCATCTCCGGCGGTGACTTCGTCAAATTGGTAGTAGTCTCCGTCTCTGCCTTCAGCGTCATTGACAGACCATTGTGCTCCACATGTTAAGCATGTTATGAACCACTGTCCGTGTTCAAAATCTGCAGCTATATTGCTTTCGTGCTGCAATCCTTCATCACTGACCTTGAAATCTTCAATGATGTCTTTGTAATTTGTATTTGGGTTTTCGCAGTTTAGCATTATATCACCTCAAAAATGTAAAAATGAACAATCTGCAACCTGGCCGAAATACTCAACCGATAATAACCAGGTTCGGATAACAACTTGGAGAGCGCTTGTCTTATTAGCATGTGTCTCATACCATTTCTCCTCATTGTGCTTTGACTACATAATGACCTTCACGAGCGGCCTTGTTCATTTTTCGCTTGTCGTAGTCTGCGTGTACGGAGAATGTATGCGGCGGATCTTTGTGGAGCATTCCCCAAACAATGCGAAAAGGTAGACGGGTCTTCATTAAAACTATTTCGTTCATCTGCTCTTCGTTCATTTCATTTCTCCTTTGTCGGAAAACCAAGCTCTTTAGCGATCTGTTTCAAAGCTGTATCAATATGCGTATCATTCAGGTATGAATACAAATGACTACAGGCAAACGGGGAGAGCTTGCGGGAATAAAAGCAATCCCACCGAAAGCGCATATCGATATCTTTAATGCGCTGGGATTTGTCTTTTTGCGCTTGCTTCAATGCAACAAAATGTTTCTGTAAATCATCTATAGATATTGTGGACAATTGATCCTTAATGAATTTGTAATGCTCGGTTGTCATCTTCATTTCCTCACCTGCAAGGCTAAATTTATTGGTTCAATAATCGCGGAAACCTTGATAATTGCTAGGTGTCCGGCATAGATTAGAACGGCAAGAAGTATGCAGACAAGGCCCTTCATGATTTGATCCTCCTGTTCACTCGGTTCATGTATTCAATGGCGGTCCTGCTCTCAGCAGGTATTGACGTAACAATCTGACCACGATTCCGCACAATGAGCCTGCCATTTATTGCTATGGTCTCAAGGTCAGGATTGAACTTTACTCCCAGTTTTTTGCATAAGATTTTCATCTTCTCCACCTTTGCCGGGATATCCCGCCCGGCTCGGGAGTTTGGGTTTATTATCCAAGGACGCAAAAGAACGAGCGCTGCCCGGCAAGGCGTGTACCGCAACAGTCACACTGTCGAGCTGAAAACTCGTCGTCTTCTTGTGATCCGTCATAGCACAAGCCAGGCCCGAGCTTTGCCAGCCCTGCAGTTATCTCTTGCATACGTGTCTCGCTTTCTTCTTGTGAATAGTGATAGTCAAGGCTGGTGTAATCATCATTCACAGCTGCCATTGTACAGTCGGTACACAGTGCCAGGTTTTCAATTATTACTTTCATAGTGTATCTCCCTTGGGTTGAGTTATTCTCAATCAATCTCTATAATTAATATTGTTTACGTTTACCGTGTCTGTAAAATGATTCTACCATGCACGAAGCGTGCATCCGTTGCGCCTCAAAATAGCGCTGGCGAACCCATTCAGGATTGTAATAGGCTACATGGTTGACAACAAATCGAGCGCACCTATCGGCCATCGGGAATTGTTTTACTCTTTTCATTGCTATGCCCTCCTGATAATGATGAACATCTTAGTATTGTCGCCAGGTACGTGGATCGATACTTCCTCGCCTACGCGCAATACAGGAGACAACTTGAACTTAGTATTGATCTGTTTAAGAGACAGAGACCAAAGGAAAGAATCGTTATGACAACGTACAAGGTCAGCTAAGATAAGATCAAACATATGCATACCTCCTATATAGTATTAATCTAATTAAACCTTATAATTAATAGTATCTCGTGTAACATAATGATGCAAGGGAAAAGTGAAAGGGTTTACTCTTTTATTTCGTTGTTCGGTTTACAATGATAATCCGTTTGCGTAGGTGGATTGGTTTACTTTTATCGGCTCGGGCACAGCTCGGGCATGATTACCGGGGCGGATCAGGTCTACGCGGATCAGATCGGAGATTTTCTTTCTTGAAAGGCAGGGCGCCGGGGCGGTAGGGGTACGGGGTCCGTGATATCCTGGTAGGGTGCCTGGGGGGAGACCGGGGGGAGGGGAGCCACTTCATTTCATACCCTCTAATACGAACCCCCTAGATTTTAGCAAAATCACGTAAACCCCCGTACTTACTACAAAAATCCCTCCCCCAAAAATATAACCGCCCGTTTTTACAGCAAATTTCCGTAAACCAAGCCGCACGCCTCGAACCGCCCGAAATCCGAAGCCCCTACTGACTAAATCCTACCATTTAGTTGTATCTGATCGTATCATCCTGTTACTTTTCTCTTGCATTTTCTCCGCAAACACGCTACCACCTTTAGTATGAACCTGACAAGCCATCACACCTTGCTCGAAGACGACCTCGCCGACCTTCTCTCTGGAGACTACGATGAGCCTCAACCCTCGCCTGTCACTCTGGCTGGCCATTCCGCCCCCCTCCATCCCAAACGCGAAGCAGTCAACCGCTGGGACCCCCGCCTCATCCTCGACCTGGCCTTGGGAGTGGAAGACCTCGACACCGTCCTGCCCCGTTACAACCTCACCTTTGACGACTACGAGACCCTGGCCCACTCACCGATCTTCAGGCGTGAACTGGCCCTGACCATCCGCGACGTGCGTGAAAACGGCCTGCCGTTCAAAGCCAAGGCCCGGGTCCAGGCAGAGGCCTACCTCGAGGTCCTGGACGAGCTGGTGTACAGCGACGGCACCCCCGCCAGCACTCGGCTGGAAGCGATCAAGTCGACGGTGGCCTGGGGCGGCCTGATCCCAAAAGAGAGCAAGGAAGAAAACGCCGGCAACGCCACCAATATTAACGTACAAATAAACTTCTGACCTAATTTCAAGGAGTTACATCATGGGCGACATAATCACCCCGCAAACCACAGCCAAGACCTCGGACGTCATCCATCTAACCCGTGGACCCTTCCCGAAGACTATCCACGCAGTCGGTCCGTTCGCAGCCAATACCATCGCCGTCAATATTGTTACAGCCATGAACGCAGCGGGGGTGGCGACGGCCGTCCTGCCGCTCTACGACGCCTTCGGCACCGCGGTAACCATCACTGCCACCTCCCAGCCGATCACCATCCCGAGCCCCATCAGGCTGCAGTTCGTCAAGACGGAGTCGGTCGGCGCCACCATCGGCGTCGCTCTGGTTGAGCAGGAGTACTGAGATGTCTGTCTTCTTCGACCCGTTCAGGTCCCTGACCAACGAGCCGTTCGGGCAGCAGTTCGGCTCAGCTTCGTCGGCAGGAGGTAGCACTGGCATCCCCGGTCTCCTATCACTCTGGAACGCTAAGACCCCATCTCTCTGCCCGGTCGGCCCCCAGATCCTGGCCTCAGCAGCAAGCAACCAGCCCGACGCTGACGGCAACATGGTACCGTGGCCTGTCAATCATCCTGGGAAAGGGGTGATGGTGCAGCCTGCGTATAGCAACCTGTTGCAGAACCCCAAGTTTGAGGGGGCTGTGAGTGGGTCGCCGGGTACAGGTCCGACGAATTGGATACTTGTCTTCGGCGATGGGGCACTGGTTCTGGATGGAACAGACCTGACTTTCTCTGTTACAGCAGGCAGGAGATTTTACAGACAGCCTATCACGATAGGGACAAATACTACGTATAGGTGTGGCATTAAAATAAATGTTGCCAATGAGACCACGTTTTCGCAACTACTGAATATTGTTGATGTAATAGCTAATAGCAGTAGGTCATATATGCTGGATGGAGTCTCCGCCTTAACGAGCACAGTTGTGACGGTCGGGGAGCATTATTTGGAGATGCTATTTACTACCACCGACACAGGTGGAACCATAAGTTTCCGGTTTGGCGTAGGGGTCACTAATGTCGCCACCCTCTCTGCAACTTTTTGCTGTCCTCAGTTTGTAGCCAGTGCTTATCGGATGCCCTACGCAGCATCGGGTGCAGGTGCTACAGTCTCAGTCCCTTCAACCGCAGGCGACGATGACCCGGAAAACGGTATGGCCTTTCTGATGGACAGCCGGATAACTGCTGCACTGAGTGCGGGAGGAAGATTTACTGCCGCTGCCTTAGTTTACATGGGGGTTTCCTCGGCTGAAGTCACAGCAGATACCAACATCATCTCAATCAATGATTCCATCACAGGCGGCATCTACGCTGCTGCTGGAGGTGTACTGAAGGCCAGCGATGGCACGAACACGGCAACTGTTACGGTTGCTGACGGGTGGGCAAGAGGTGAAACCCTATTCATCCCTTGGTGGATCAACGGTGCAGGGACCAATCAGCAGGTAGGCTACAAAAAATCCGCTGAATCTGCAATTACATGGGGTGCTGCTGCTGATTACGATGGTTCTGTCAATCCCGGCGCTCACCTGAGATGGGGCTACACAATAGATAAACCCATTGGTGCGATACAATCACAAGTTTGGGGCAAGAGCGTTGGGACAGATGCTGAAATGCTCGCCTTGCTTAGGTACGCAGCTTGAATTGAAATTATATTCACCTCCTACATGGATGTAGGAAATTATACATGTGCGGAGAATTATAATGGGTAGCCAAAAGCCTATAACCGTCGGAACTGCCGCCTCAAAAGCATCGCTCGATACAAATTTCGGGAACACCCAAGACAATTTCACTGAGATTTTTGGTCGGATTGAATCTCATTTTGGGATAGAGGACAGTGAGGATGCTATCATTAGCGGTACAGTGGGAAGTGATGCGGCATACAAGATTCCATTCGAATACAAGCGACCCACATCAATTGAGTTTGAGATGCAATTCCCGTTTGATGTGCATTCTGGTGCTGGCCGTCTTCTTATTGCAGCTATCGTTGAAGCTGGCAGCACCACTCCAATATTCAAAGTAGGAGTAGACTCGACCCTTCCCACGGCAGCTCCATATATACCAAATTATCTTGCGAGGCTGTACACTTATGTTGGCGCAACTGAGCGATACGGGGTGGCCGGTAAGCTGGAAACAGGCCTAAATAAAACAGATGCCTTCTCTATCCGCAAAGTAGCTCCGACAGCAGCAGATTTGTTAATAACTCTGGAGGTAACAGACGTACATGTGCGCCTCTCAGATAACGGGACACCTTTATACACCTGGTTGTTTGCGGATCACGCAACCATACAGTCCATGATTTCGGCTATGCAGACAGATTTAGGCGTTGATTATGAGGTAAAAAATCACTATGCCGATGGTCATGTCCCATCCGACTTGGCCTGCTTTGTAGCAAGCCTATGTAAATCCCAATTGGAATATGATATCCCCACGTTATCAAACACCGCTGTAACTATCTATGACAGCTATGAAACTTATGTTCCGATAAAAGACGTTGGAATTTGGCATAAAATAAAAATAATCTTTGAGACGCACTCTGACACAACTACAAACATATGGGTATACATTGACGGTGATTTGCAAATTTACGATTATTACGCCGCTCTCGCATATAGTAGTCTTGATTGCGAGATTTACTTAAACCATTCTCCTGATGGAGCGGACACCCCAATTTTTGCGCCGATACGAAATCTAAAAATTCTGCACTACAATTACGCGGAGCCTCGTTTCTTGGTGGGGATGTGCCACAATTTTATAGCTGGGGTAGAATCAGACGGGATAGCCCCCGGTGGGGATGTTTACAAAGTAACATCTGGAAGGCTGAAACGGTTTTTTTCTACCGCAAAGAGATACGGATGGACTTTCATAACTATGTCAGATTTTATCAAAATGTACCTTGGCGCAATACCAGCGGTAGACAAGGTTATTGTAATGACTACTGATGATAATGGGTTTGGTTACAATACGGTAGAAGCAGTCCGATTAGTGCATCAACAGAACAATATCAAACAGACTACTGCAATCATAACTGATAGTTTTGATTTTGTCACTAACCAGGCTACTATTGACAAGTTGTTATATGACGGTAATTCAATAGGATACCATGCGGACGTACACCTTCCTTACGAGTTTTTATCCTACGCTCAGTTTGTCGCGGCTATGGCCAATTCTAACTCGGCATTCAACACCGCAAACTACAGATCAAATGTTTTGCTGTACTCATCTGGGTCTGTGACCACCGCACAGCAAAAATGGTATTTAAACAATGGATTTGCTGTTGGTTTCATATCCGGTGGGGGCGTGGGTATTTTCAAAAACGGGAGATTTAGAATTTATAGGCAAGCAGTGGACGATGTCGTGCCATTTGCCACATTAGAGGCATTGTTGAGCATATGATGGTTATCAACACCCTGCTCGTCATCCTCGCTATCGAACTGGCGGCGGTGCTGTGGCTGACAAGAAACTAAAGGAGAAAACGATATGAAAAAACTTTTGCTTATTCTGTTACTTGTTCTTGCTCCGACCTTCACCCTAGCTGCCCCAGGCTGGCAGCGCAACCTGACTGTCGAGTGGGAGTACACCCCACCTGGAGATATGTCACACACTGGGTTCAAACTCTATCAGGAAGGCGTAGCAGTCTGCACTTGGGGCACAGCCATCGTGCGCATTGGCTCCTGTGATGTTACGCTAGTGAATAAGTCCACGACATTCACTCTGACTGCGACCTTTGCAGATGGTGGAGAGTCTTCCCATTCAGCACCGTATGTCTTGAATGACTGGGGCCCGAAACCAAGGATTATCTCAGTCACACCAAAATGAAACTTAACTTTATCTGGGGGGAAGAAATGAAGAGACTTTTGGGAATAGCACTGGCCGTTGTCTTGCTGACAGGTTGCACTATAAAGACGGCTGATTACACAATCAATCAAGGGGTTCCGGGTAATTGCACACCACAGGTAGCCAGCCTCGGACCATACGGCGCAAGTCCTAACCAGACAGGTGCCGGCTCGACGAACTCTGGCGGTGCTGGGAACACAGTCATCATCATCGAGGACTCCAAACAGGATTCCGCAGCTGACAGCGCGCTCGGAGCTTATGGTGGAACCGCTGCAACGGGAGCTATCAAGGAAGCCTTGAGTAAGTGGACGAACGACATGCGCCAGACGGATTCCAGTAACCCGGCGACCACGACTACCACCACAACCACTACGCCGACTGCTCCTGTCTTTCCTGACGTCACTCCGCCGGCGGCACCCGAAGGCCAGGTTGAGGAGATCGAGTGATGGCAAAACCCTTGTGTAAGGCAGAAGGCAAGTGGAAATATTGCCGCTATGATAATCCAAGGGAAAAGCAGGACAAATACATTCCATGGGTCAAGCGGATGATGGCAAGAGCAAGAAGAAGGTTTTTGAAAATAATCGAGGTAGACTGATGAGCAAGAAGTCCAGAGTGCCAGGGTCAAATTGTAAAGACCCAGAAAATAGGAGCGAGAAACCATGCTGCTGTGGAGGTCACTCGACCTGCGCAAAAAAGAAGAGAAAGACCTATTCCCGAGTGTCTTTGAGACTTGTGGAGGTAGACTGATGTTTCGCCTTATCCTGGTCCTTGCCCTGCTCTGGGCAGTGCCGGCGGGAGCGGTGACCATCCCCCAATCCCTTAATGAGTGCACCGCCCTCTGTGCTCAGTATTTCCCGGGTGGTGTACCAGTCACACCACCTGTCACACCTCCGTCCGGCAACAAGACATTTCCCCACCCGATCACCTTTGAGCGAGAAACCACTCAAGGCAACGGCGCCGCAGGCATATTGTTCAGGACCCTGCAGACCGGCTCAGTCTCCTACGTCTCAGTCAACGGCGAGGTAGCGAGACAAGGCACACCTTACAAAGGCGCGCCGGTTTTCCTACTGACCAAGTCCGGCGACCAGTACGCTCGGCCGTTGAGCTTCGTGATCAAGATGGCTGACGGTGTGACCTACACTGCCAAGAGTGGCACAGCTGGGGAGACAACAGGACCGGTTACCCCGGGAGCGTACAAGAACTCTGCAACGTACACCAGCTACGGGGTTCGTAATCAGGGGCGGCAGGCGTGGAGAATCAGCAAGCAGGGCGACTCCCTTGGGGCAGGCCCGGTGAAATTCACCTTTGCCTCCGGCAAGACCTTTACTGTCAAGAGCACAGCAAGGAACTGCAGGGACCGCGAAGATACCTGCAACCGGGACAGCAGGGCGGCTATGTACGGTTTTTTGTTCAAGCCAGGCAACGGCCGACCGAATGGTGAGGGGGATGCTGACATCGGAACAGCGCACGGCGGTATTTATCTCCACGCCCCCTTTGGTGACAGCAGCAAGACTGTGACAATGCAATGGTAACCTGCCCCCAATGCGGCCATCGCTACAAAGGTTCTTTCTGCCCGCTTTGTGGATTTCCATCTGACGATTGCGACTGAAGTTTTCCTTTACTTCCTGGAGGGAGAGATGAGGGTGATTGCGGAAGCGAGTTTGCATATGAGTGACAGGGACGAGAACGGTATCCATCAGGTAAAGGATCGCTACTGCCAGGAAGATGGCCCCTGTTTCTCCTTCGACTGCAACGGGCGGAAGAACAAAGGCTGTGAGAGGTTCAGGCAGCAACCTACCGGAGTAAAATTATGCGTCAAATTATAATCCTCATCACGCTCCTTCTCGCTGTCTCTGCTCACGCCGAGCCAGCCACGGTCGTCAACGTCGTCGACGGCGACACCCTCAAGGTCGCAACCGAGCAAGGCATTACTGTGGTTCGTCTCTATGGCATCGACAGCCCAGAGCGCAAACAGGCGCACGGTCAGTCCGCCCGGGACTTCGTCGCCTCACAGGTATTCGGCAAGATCGTCGACGTCGCCTCAGTCGGTAGGGACCGCTACGGCCGGACGGTAGCACTCGTCATGGTCGGCACCCAGTGCCTGCAGGAGCAGCTGATCCTCCAGGGCTACGCTTGGGTTTACCCAGACTACTGCAAGGAGAGGTTCTGCCAGGCATGGACGACCCTGCAGGGGATCTCCGCTGGCAACAAGGTGGGGCTATGGATGGACCCGGCACCGGTGCAGCCTTGGGTATGGAGGAAACAGGCGCGATGAACCACTTTCCAGAACCGAAATTCGAGTTCATTCCATGCACCATCAGAGCCAGGCTTCTTGAGGATTACGTGTACCAGATCGGGGAGTCCAGGCCGATAATTATACCGGAAGGATTTGAAACTGATTTCGCCAGCGTCCCCCGCCCGCTTTGGCCGATTGCCTCTCCGATGGGGATCCTCCGCTACGGATCACTTCCGCATGATTTTGGCTACCAGCACGGATATCTGCTGACCCCGGACTTCGGCGATTACCAACCAGGAGCCAGGGCGGAAGCGATCATGAACGGCCACAAGTATGCCTTCGGCGGCAACATCCCGATCTGCATCGGTGAGTCCAGAAAATATTTCGACCAGGTACTGAGAGACGTGACCATTTCTGCCACCGATGCGACCTGTCGGGCATGGGGCGCGTATTGCCTTGTCCGACTAGGCGGAGGTATATCGTGGGCAAAGTATCGGAAGGTAGGCCCTATAGCCTTCAACAAAAATTCCTTGGGTCTCCCAGGGTACTGATGGCCGAAGCTCAGAAAACGTATTACGGCCGACTACATGAGTGGCCCACGGATAGTGAAGACGTTTTGCACAGAGGAGATGAGTAATGACGGAACATGCTCCAAGTAGTTGCAGCTTCGGGGAGGACGGGCAATGCGCCTTGCATGGCATTGAGGTAGAGCGGCGTAAAAACATGCAGGCACTGACGGACAACATCCCGAAAATGCTCACTTGGCAGAACCGAATCGTCGGCTGGTCAGTCCTGGTCACAGTTTTTGTTGGCGGGGCATATATTTATGCCAAGGAAATACGCGATGATGTAATGGCGCGATATACCGCCAGCGTCGCTACAACCGCGGCTGATATGAAGATGATAGCAGACCAAGTCAGTGCTCTGGGGAATGGGCAGGCGAGGACTGAGGAAAGGTATGAAGCGTTGCTCAGGTCCATAACGGATATGAACACCAACATATCAACGCTTACATACCTGCAGCTCAAAGAAAGAGACATGAACGCGGAACTTAAAAAAGTAGGTAGGAAGTAAAAGGTGCAATCATGATCCTCAAAGACGGCAGTGAAACCCGAGACCCGCGTTGCGGCCTGATCTTCCAGCCAGACCCGACCGCTCCGCATCTTCTCTCCATGGCGGCGCCGGACGGAGGCATCGACCTCAGTCAGCGGGAGATGATCAGCAAGTATCGGGTCAAGAAGTTTGGTGAGCCGCTGCTCAATCAAGGGAACTGGAGTGCCTGCTGGGGGTTCGGTTTCGCTGCCTTTATGGAACATGAGCCGAACATTGCCACCTACGGCGACGAATGGGCGCTTGAGTTCTATTTCAGAACGCAGGATAATGATCAATGGCCAGGATCCGAGCGGCCCGGGTCCAACCCTGTGTGCTACGGCACCTCGATTGCCGCCGGCCTGCAGACCGCCAGGCAGGAGGGGCTGATTACCGAGTATTGCCGAGCCTACACGGTCGATGAGGTTATCCGCGGCATTGACTACTATGGCAGTGCCATCCTCGGCCTTGATTGGACCGAGGGCATGATGAATCCTCGGAAGAAGGACGGGCTGTGTGTGCCGACCGGGGAGAGCGTCGGAGGCCACTGCACCGCCGGTACCTTCATCAACAGGCATCGGAACATCATCGGCGGACCGAACTCCTGGCCGGGCTGGAACAAAATAACACACGGCTACTGGGTGATGGACCTCGACGACTTTGCTGAGGTTCTGCGCCGCGGCGAGTGCGCATTCGCAAGGAAGGCAGTATGAGCAGATCAGAGCGGTTCTACGATGCCTTTCACATCATGCAGCAACGCGAAGGTCGGAACATTCGCACCAACGACCCAGTCGATCCCGGCGGGGATACCTTCTCAGGCATCTCCCAGGAGAACTGGCCGTACTGGATAGGTTGGCAGTTGCTTGCTCAGTCTGAGGGCAAGGTTACCCCTGCAATTGTCCAGGCGGTGGAGCATTTTTATTACACTCAGTTCTGGGGGCGGATCCAGGGCGATGCCTTGGCAGAACTCTCGCCGGAGGTCGCCACTGAGGTCTTCGATACCTCGGTGAACTTCGGCTGCACCAGAGGAGTGCAGTTCCTGCAGGAAGCCTTGTCGCTGCTCAACCTCAACAAGCGGCTTTATCCAGACCTCGTGCTGGACGGCGTGGTCGGCTGGAAGACTCTGGAAACATTGCGGCTCTACTGCGTGTCGAGGCCCCCCAAGCCGGAGGTGTCGATCCCCCGGCTGCTGCGGGTGATGAACTGCCTGCAGGGGATGCACTACATCCAGCAAATGCGCAAGTACCCGGCCAAGGAGAAATATCGCGGCTGGTTCGACAGGATCTGAGATGGCAGACCAACTCGATCACGCAGGAGAACTTGAGATGCTGTTTCGCAACCAGGCCATAGCCGCTGCTCGGCAGATCAACAGCGGAGAGTCCCGCAGTCACTGTCTGGACTGTGAGGAACCTATCCCGGAGAAACGTCGACAGTACGTGTCAGGTTGTTTATACTGTGTCTCCTGTGCCCAGGAGAGGGAGGAGAAGAATGGCTACTGAGGAACGAATCAAGCAACTACTCGACTGTGCAGTCAGGATGCCTACCAAGGACGCAGCCGGGGTCTACATTCCGGGCGGGATGGACGCGACAGTCAGGGCCAAGGCGATCGCCGACTGTCTAAAAATTGTACAGGATGAGAAGATGAAGGCTGAGGTGGTTCGTGCCTGACATCGATTTCAAATTCACCGCGTCGCCGACCGTCTCGAAGTTCATGCGGTCGAACGCCTTCCATCGAGCCATCATGGGTCCGATCGGCTCTGGCAAGAGTGCGGCCTGCTGCGTCGAGATCCTGCGCCGGTGCCTGGAGGTACCGATCTGGAATAAGGGCAAGCGGTCTTCACGGTGGGCAATAATCCGGAATACCAATAAGCAGTTGCGAGACACGACCCTCAAGACGTGGATGCACTGGATGAAGGACTTCGGTACTTGGCACGACACCAAGATGTTGTTCCGCCTGAACTTCGGTGAGGTCGATGCGGAGATAATGTTCCTCCCTCTCGATACCGAGGACGATGTAGGAAGGGTTCTCAGTTTGGAACTAACTGGCGCATTTATCAACGAATTTCGGGAGGTGCCTGTCGCCCTTTACTCTTCGATAAAAGGCAGACTCAGACGATACCCGAATCCGGTTGAGGTCCCTGGGACATGGTATGGCCTGATAATGGACTCCAACCCTCCAGAGATAGATAGTGCCGCCTATAAGATGATGGAGCATCTGCCCCAGGAAGAGGGCAACCCGAACAGCGTCATCAAGGTTGATGCCTTCAAGCAGCCGTCGGGCATCTCTCCGGAGGCAGAAAACAGGGACCATCTTCATCCGGACTATTACACCGATCTGGCAGAGGGCGAAACCAAGACTTTCGTCGATACCTACATCCACGGCCTCTACTCTCCGTCATTGTCTGGCAAGGCTGTCTACGCTACCACCTTCAAAGCAGAGCGGCATGTGTCACAGATTCCCCTGCAGATCGATCCTTTCCTGCCGGTGATCATCTCTTTCGACTGTGGGCTCACACCGGCAGCGACCTTCAAGCAGATGGATCTTGACGGGCGGGTCCGGGTCCTGCGGGAAGCGGTGGCCTTCGATATGGGCATGAAGCGGTTCAGCAAGAACAAGCTGCGGCCGCTTATCAAGAATTTCTTCCCGACCAACCCGCTGATATTCATCGGCGACCCCGCCGGCAAGCGGCGGGCCGACTCAGATGAGTCCTCAGCGTTCAAGGTGCTGCAGGCCGACTTCGACGAGGAAGGGGCCATTGTCAAGGCAGCATCGACCAACGACCCGACTACTAGGATCCAGGCCACAGAGCAGATGCTAAGCAACTATCCGGACGGCGACCCGCTGATGGTGATCGACCCGTCCTGCAAGTGGTACATCGAGGCCCTGCGCAGCAAGTACCGGTACCAGAAACAGAAGATGACCGGTAAGTATTCCGACAGCCCAGAGAAGAACGAATGGTCACATATAGCCGAAGCGGGGCAATATGGGGATCTCTATTTATTGTCAGGTAAGTACGACCCTGCTGAGCATATCCGGGTTACCGACTTCAACCCCCTCAACCAACCCACGCCGTACCGCCCTGCCCAGCGAGAAGGCTATTAAATTAAATACTTATGAAGAGGTCGTACGTGATTACTCAAGAAGAACTGAAGGACCAAGTCAGTTACGATCCTACCACAGGTGTTTTTACATGGTTAGTGTCAAATAGTAGTAGTGCAAGAGTTGGAGATGCTGCTGGTAGCTTGACCAGTCAGGGATATGTGAGTGTGCAGATCCGAGGCGAAAGATACCAGGCACATAGGCTTGCGTGGCTATATGTCTATGGATTCTTCCCAGAAAATAGTCTCGACCATGTAAACCGTAAGCGAGATGACAACCGAATAGAAAACCTCAGAGAAGTTTCAAATAGTTGTAACATCAGGAACAGCAAACCTCACAGCAATAACACTTCAGGTGTTAGAGGGGTGTGCTGGGATAAGGCTACACAAAGATGGCAGGCCGACGTAAAAGTTAATGGTAAGAAAATTGGACTTGGTAGGAATGAATGTTTCACAGAAGCAGTGGCACATCGACTTGCAGGAGAGCAGGCTCTGGAGTGGGAAGGTTGCGATAGTAGCACGGACGCGTATAAGTACATCCAAGGCTATAGGATAAATAAAACTAACCGTGGAGGCGACGTAGCTACGTCGAGGCTGTAATGGAAATCAATTACGAAGAACTGGCGAAGACAGGGACGTTGCTCAAAGGTCAGCTCGGGCAGTTCATCAATGACCGGGCGTTGTGCGAGATCCAGTGGTTGAAGAACCTCCGGCAGCACGCCGGCCAGTACGACCCGGACATCTTCGCCGGCATCCCGGATGAGCGGTCGCATGTCTACCCCCGGGACACCAAAGTCAAGATCAAGGGTGGGGTGGCCAAGCTGATGGAGATGATGTTCCCCAGCCAGGACCGTAACTGGGCACTCGGGGTTTCCCCCAGCCCGTCGATCCCGCAGGAAGCCCTGCAGAACATCCTCTCCACCCTGCAGCAGTCCGGCCAGCCGATGAGCAGCGACGCGATCGAGCGAGAGGTCAGGGCCTTCGCCGAGGCGAGGAAGGGCAAGATGGAGATCGAGATCGCCGACCAACTCTCCGATGCAGAGATCGATTACCCGCAGTTGTGCAAGCGGGTGGTGCGCAGCGGTTACATCTACGGTTTCGGTGTTGCCCGCAGCCCGATGGTCCGCACTCAGCAGGAGCGGGTCTGGGAGGCCGACCCGGTGACCGGCGCCTACGTGGCCAAGACCAAGACGGTCAAGCGGCCATACCCTGAGAGCCTGCGGATCTGGGACTTCTACCCTGACCTGATGGCGAAGTCTTGGACCGATCAGGACATGGTCTTCGAGCGAGTGGTAATGACCCGCCATGATTTCCGCAACCTCGCCAAGCGCGATGACTTCATGTCGGACTTGGTCAAGCAGTATCTGAAAGACCATCCGCAGGGCAACTACACCGCCAAGACCTACGAGACAGAACTGCAGCAGTTGGCTAAGACGGCGAACCTCTCTGACCGCACCGCGCGTCGGTACGAAGTCTACCGGGGCCTCGGCTTCATCTCAGCACACAGCCTGGCCGCAGCCGGAGTCGAGATCAAAGAAGATGAGATGGATGAGGACGTTTTCGCCGACCTGTGGTTCATCGACGACGTCATCATCAAGGCCCAGAAAGCCGCCTTCGGTGAGCGGCCGTCCGACCAGTACCACGCCTTCATCTATGCTGAGGACGAGGACTCTGGGCTGACCGGTGTCGGTCTGCCGGAAGAGGTCAGGGACTCGCAGATGTCGCTCTGCGTTTCGCACCGGATCCTGAAAGATAATATGTCGGCCTGCGCCGGCCCGATCCTTGAGGTCAACAAATCTCTGCTCGCCCCCGGGCGCAAGAACATCGGCCCGATCCATGCCTTCATGACCATCGAGCGGGAAGGTGACGGCATCGATGCCCAGTACCCGGCGGTGCGGGCGATCGTCACCCAGTCACACATCGCCGACATCCTCAACGTCATCCAGATGGAGCGACAGCAGCTCGACATCGAGAGCAACCTGCCGGCGTACACCATGGGGGCGATGCAGCAGCAGCCGCTCGGCGAGGCGTTCCGGACCAGCAACAACATGAGCATGATGATGGGTTCGGCCAACATGGTCACCAAGGACACCGTTAGGGCATTCGATAAGTTTACCACCAGCCTGATCGGGTCGCTGCTGAAGTGGAACATGGAGTTCAACCCGAACGAGGAACTGAAAGGCGACTACCATGTCGTTGCCAAGGGCAACCTGTCGCTGGTCGCCAAGGAAGTCCGCGGTGCCGCCCTTGACCAGTTCGTTACTACTATGGACGAGGAAGATAAGGCAATCCTTGATAAGTACGGGCTGCTGATTGACCGGCTCAAGGCCCGCGATCTTCCTGTCGACCGGCTGCTGCCGGAAGAGGAGGCACGAGAAATTCTGAAGAGTATGCGAGAAGGACGGGCTCAGGCCTCACAGATCGAGCAGGGGCTGACCCAGGCCAAGACCGCCAAGGAGTCCGCTGCCGCCGAGAAGACCAGCATGGACGCGCAGGTGGTGGCGATGTCGACCGAGGCGACGATCCAGGAGATTCTCTCCCGGGTCGAGAGTAACCTGGCCAACGCTAAGTCGGCAGAGGACAGGAATCAGTTGGAAAATTTGAAGACGCTGCTGTCGACGGCAGTACAAACGAAGGGGGGAAATGGTGCACAAAGACCGAATTAAGGAAATCCAAGATATCTTGGTATCTTACAAGGATATGGAATCGATGATCCTGCTCCGTGAGATGATCACGCTGCGTAGAGAGCAGCATCGCAACCGGCTCGAAGGCGAAGAATCGCCCGAAGTGCGCGGCAGAGCGAAAGAATGTAAGGATTTGCTACAACTTTTTGATTGACAAATCGTGTAAATTATTGTTACGCTTCCTACAAACCCGGAGAAATTTATGCCTGACACTGAAACCATTGAAGATAACCTTGAACCAGACGCCTTCGATCTGGCGTTCGAGGCTGCGGCCGGCCAGGATCTGCCGGACCTGCCACCTGAACCTGAAACCCCACCGACTCCCGAGCCTGCCCCGGAGACTCCCCCTGAGCCCCAGCCTGAACCTCAGCCGGAAACCCCTCCGGAGTCGGCACCTCCTGTTCCTGAACCGCCAGCACCCACTCCGCCCCCGGCACCCGAGCCGCCAGCACCCACTCCGCCCCCGGCACCCGAGCCGCCTTCGGCCCCGACGACCGTCGATGACTCCTTTACGGAAGACGAGCAGGCTGCCTTTGACGAGGTCGCTGCCAACTTCACCGAGGTCTCGGCAGCCATCAAGGCCACTCAGCGGGTCATGCTCGCCAAGATGGAGAACATGGTTGAGAAGCGGGTCGCCGATGTCCTTGCCAGGCTTGCCCCGGTTGCGGCGGTTGCCCAGAACGTAGCATATACCAAGTTCAAAGATGAGGTCCACAAGGTTCACGCTGACGCAGAGAAGTTGCTCCCCGAGGTTGAAGCCTGGATTCTGACTCAGCCAGATTTCTTGCAGGAGTCCTATAATAACGTCTTGGACAGGGGCACAGTAGCCCAGACCATCAAGCTGTACAATGTGTTCAAAAAGGAGACCGGCAGCGCACAACCTCCGCCTCCTCCCGAACCACCGAAAGATCCTGAAAAGGAGAAAAGGCTTAACGCTCAGGAAGGTGTGCGCGGGCGCCACACCGGCGGGCGAGCCGC